GTTCTGGTTCCCCGACGTCCCGATCCGGAGCACAGCAGCATACGCGCGCCGCTGGATCAAGGACCGGAAAACCGGGCGGGAGATCAAGCCGGTCTACGACACGGACGGCTACCTCGCCCCGATGGAGTGAATTTTTCTATTGACTATTTTTTCGATACTTGTATAGATTAGATACAGGTTTAAATTTTCACAGCAGGAGGGTATGTCATGTCGATAGGAGTAGGGGATCTGGTGTACAAAATTTCTGCGTTCGACAGCTCGGGCGCGTTCCTCAGTCGATTGACGGACAGGATCCTGAGGGGGATCAGGGAGGGCCAGCGCGTCCAGGACTCTCTGAACGAGGGGTTGGTGGATGTGCTTGGACTCGATCTGTCCCTCCCCTCCTGCACAGCGCAGCCGGGGGACCAGGTCGCCACCCGGGGCGGTGTCGAAATTGTTGAGGGGGACCGAGAGTCCAACAAGGAGGTGTGCAAGGATATCCTCCGGACACTCGGGCTCGAAGATCAGGTCGACGTGTGGAGGGGGAAGCTGGAAAAATATCAGGGTGCGCGGACCGACCTCGAGCTCCTTTCGGAGAACCTCGACGAAGCGATACGGATCAAGATCGGGGGCGTGCTCCAGGCCCTGATCGACGACGGGTGCGAGAACGTCGCGGACGGGGTCAAGGACCTGGAGGGGTTCGTCGAGGTATGCTGGCCGAAGGTGCGCGGGCTCGCGGAGTCCGTTCTCGGCGCAGACGCGAATCCCGAACAGGAGACCATGGGGGTCGTCACAGAGGCGCTGAAAAAGCGCTCCTATCAGGACGTGCTCCACGACCTCCAGGTGATGGTGGAGCGAGAAGAGGTGATTCAAGGGAAAATCCAGAAATTGCTTTTTCGAGTGGCTGGGGAGTACCGGGGGGAGATGGGAGCTCTCGAGATGCTCGAGCGTCTCGAGAAATTTTTCGGGGACGCCCCCGAATTCTGAGGAGAGGGAAAACCGATGCCTATGTCACCGGAAGTTACGGCCGAAGTCCTGCAGGTGTTCGAGGGGGGGGAGCAGCTTGGGGCTGCGGAAGTCATGAAAAAAACAGGTCGGGGGCGCGTCGCTTACCGCGCCCTGAACGAACTGCTCGCGGACGGGCGGGTGGTCAGAGTCCGTCAGGAAGAGACGGCGCGGCGCCCCCGGTGGATATTCGGGCTCCCGGAGTCGGCCCCGTTCTGAGGAGGTTCTCGTGTGCCACCTATTCGCGTTCCTCTGGCCTGACCAGATAGAGCAGATCCGGCAGATCGCCAGGGAGGTCTGCCCGACGCCTGAAAAGCTGGCGGAGGTTGAGGCCTGGCTCGACGGGCTGTACAATCTGTTGCCACCCTGGGTCCGGAGGGAGCCGTGAAAATCAAAATCACAGGAAACTCTGTGGTGATCACGGCGGACACAAATGAGGTACTCATACCGGAGATCACTGCGGTAATGGCCCGACACAGGGGAGGGTCCGTCGCCATCACCAGAAGACAAAATGTCGACGCCACACGTATAATCCTCCACGGGGAGAGGATCGAACTAGATGTCGCAGACAAGAGGACGTACCTGTGCACGTCACCATCGAGATAGACGACCGGGAGGCAATCTACCTGGGAGAGGAGCGCTACCTCGCGGGGGAGGCTACAGGCCCCCGCGGTCGTCAGGTCGTGAGCTGGGTCCCCGGGGCGTACGGCAAGGTTGTGTCTCTCGACGCCCTGATCGAGCTCTGGCTCGAGTTCCAGGTGGACCCACGATACGAGACCGTCAGGCATCCGGAGGGGTCGCGCGATGGTTCAGGCCCCGTCCACGCCGACGCGTCGGACGAGTGGAGCTACCGTGAGCGTCGGCAGCTCCGGGAGACGATGGGGAAGGACCCCCGGAAGGTCGAACGAATGCGCACTGTGAACGCGCGAAAAAAGGAGATGGCGTGGTAGGACCCAGCAGAAAAAACCCCCTCCCAAAAGCGGAACAGTCGCCGAATGGCGTCTACTACACACCAGGCTGGCTGGTCCGCCTCTGGGTGGAATACCATACCCCCCGGTGTCCGAGCAGGATAGTCGACGTGGGGGCCGGGGACGGTCGACTCGGAGAAGAGTTCGGCGCGATCTGGATGTTCGACGTCGATCCGAAATCTCAGAGTGTAGCCAGGGAGGACCTGTTCCGACCGCTGATAGTCCCCTCCCCTATCGGCGACCCCCTCTCCATCGTCTCGAACCCCCCGTTCGGCGACGTCCAGCGGTGGCTCCTGCGGTGCCTCGAGCTGTGCGGCCCGGGGGGAGACGTCTCACTCCTGCTCAGGTGTGGAGTGATGCAACAGGTGAGCTGGCCAGTCTCCCCGAAGCGCGCGGTTTTGCCGAAGCATCGGGTGGCGTTCGAGGTTGAGGAGGCCTACGCGCTCGAGGTGAACGCGCGGAGGGCTCGGCAGGGGAAGTCCCCGTCAGCGTTCCGGGACGCATCCGTCCCGACCGGGTGGCATCTAGGGAGCCCCGGAGACGACCACGGGATCTTTACCTTCGAGCCGGAGTGGTCCGGCTCTTGTGATACCATATACGTGGACTGCGAAAAATACATGAGGCCGGAGGGTTGAAACCATGACAGACCAGATCCCGATCGTCGATCCATCCAGGCAATTTTACGTTTCCGCGACGTACGATGAAACACAACGGGAGTTCGTCGTCCTGCTCGGGCCGTTCGAGACGCACCAGGAGGCTTTGGATCTTGTCGCGACAGCTCGGAGGCTGGCGGAGATAGTCGACCCACGAGCGTGCTGGTACGCGTACGGGACGTGCTCGAGTCTGAGGGTGAGTAAGAAGACCGGGCTGGCGATCGAACCGAAGAAAGCGATCTTCCGGCCAGGTGTTGATGGGACGTACGACGCGATGGACTCGGACGGGGTGACAGTCGTCCGCGAAGGGTTGAGACTATGATCGAATGCCAGAAATGTGGCGACGACGACATGGTCCGAGAGGTGATCGAGGGGGAGGTGTACCTGACGTGTGAGTCCTGCGGGGAGAGTATCCCCACAGATCAGAAAACCGAAACGGAGGTGTGTCGTGCAGAACCTGAGAGACGAGACTGGAGAGGGTGGGTACGAAGTTGCAGGGGAGTTAATCGATCTGACCAGCAGGATGGAGGATGTCCCTGACCACGTGCTCGAGCGCAGCCTCCCGCCGTGGGGGTGGTCGCAGTGGCTCCTGTGTGCCCTGTCCTGCGTGCTCGTAGTCGCCGGGGGGTTCCTGGTGCTGTCCCTGCTCGGAGGCATGGCGATGGTCGCGGGGAGCAGGTAGCAGTTGGTAAAACCTAGGGGGAGGGGAGGGTTGAGATCATGACTGAAAAACTGGAACAGGTAGGCAGTGGGATCCGTGTGAACGAGCAGCTGGATGTCGATTCGGAGTACCCTCAGGCGAGTCAGGAGTATCCTCGTGTGGACTTCGAGACCGCGATCTGTGGCGCGAAAAATCCAACGTTCGCAGTGTTCGACCAGCGGATTCGTCAGCGGGACGAGTCGATCGCGACCGTGCTCAGGGTCGTCGAGAAGATCGTGTCTATCGGAGAGAACGACTACTCGTTTGCTGAGCGGTGGGGGGTTGAGATCTCCGAAGCGCGTGATTTGATCGACGCGATGGAGACACTCCGAGAGTTGGCTGGGAACGTCCCGGCGGAGACTATACGTGAGAGGAACGCGTCCGCGATCGCGGACCTTGACGCAGCGTGCAGTGGCCTGGAGTCGATGGTGGGTGAGATCCGAGCGTCGATCGAGCGGTCGCAAGAGCTGGTCCGGGACCTGGGGAAGGGCATGCTCGAGCCGTGGGAAGCGCAGGTGGCGGACGGGTGGAGAGAAGAGCACGCGGCACGCAGGGAGGCCGCGATCAAGGGGCTGGGGCTCGACACGGTCCCGAAATAAACGCTATATCAGCCCCGGCGTCGGGGTAGGGATCTCACGGACGGGGACGCCCTCCCCCGGGAACTGGCAGCACCATGGCCACATGCCGGGACAATTCGGGGGGCAGTTCGGCCAGGATGTCCAGCGAGCAGCCCCCCAACCGATCGACACTCCCAGAATAACCAGCAAAATCCACGAAATCACCTGCTTCCGCATTGCATCTCCGTTCGAGCTATTGTGGTGTTCTCTCCGACTCTATTTTGTTGTGGTCTCAGTGTGACTACCAGCACCAGGGTCGCCGCCAGGAGGAGCGCCAGGAACACCGCCCCCGCCCTGCCCCACGATTCCCGGCGACGCCTCCAGAGCTTGACGCTGGCCCGTAGTGCGAGGATCGCCTCCGTCGGGGGGAGCCCCATAGACGAGACGATCGATCGACCGAGAGCCCCGTGGGTCGGCAATCGACCAGGCAACCTCGAGCGAACGAGCTGAAGCCTCGAGCGCCCTGTCCCGGTCCCTTTTCGCTGCGACGTACTCACGGTGGGACTCCCACCAGACCCCGACCGCTCGGCAGAGGTCTGCGTACACGCGTGCAACGGCGGGGCAAAATATCTCGGGTTTCGTGATTCTGACCACGAGCACGAGCAGGGCGCACCCGAGCAGGGGAGCGAATCCGTACTTCCCGACGATTGCAGCGATTTTTTCCAGTTCATCCACGACCTCTCCTATAGTGTGCAGGTGTCCCACTCCGGACCGATTGCGCAAAAAGTCAGGACGACGCTGGACCAGTCGCACAGTGTCGCCCATCCGTACATCACCGAAAACGAATACCACTCCCCGACGACAGGATCGGCAGGCATCCCCAGGTCGCAGGAGTACCCACAGTACAGGATCTCAAAGTCACCGACCCAGAGGCACAGATCCGCGTCTACGTCTCGGACCAGGGAGGCATCCCCTTCGACGGTCAAGTTTCCGGAGGGGGACACGGACACGGACACAGAGCGCTGAATGTAAGGCTCTGGTGTAGGTGTCGGGGTGACATCAGGAGTGGCCTCTGGTGTATCCTCTGGACATTCAGGGAGAACGGGACCACACGAAAGCAACACCAGACACAACAGGTAGATGTACCTCATCGATAAAATCTCCTACGGGCAATCGAACGTGACCATGACTCCTCGGAATTGCAGTGTGTTCCCTCCACCTGGGGTATTGTTATTCATCGTTACGCGGAGATAGTAAAGCCTCGAGGAAACGAGTGTTTCCGTCAAGGCGCCACTCCCGGTGCTGATCTCCCCCGTGCCTGCCCCGAGTACAAATGACGCTTCGGTCGTCGCTCCGACCTGGTCTGGCGTTCGACTGAGGAGCTCGAGCGTCATCACCTGCCCCCCTGCGGTCGGGCGGTTTCCTGTCATCGTCAGGAGGGTGATCCTGGTCCCGTACTGTAGCTCGTTCAGGCTCCGACTAATCGCGTAGTAGTCCACCGAGTCGTTCGGGGAGTCGATGATGTACGAACCCAGGGCGTCGCTCGTGAGGTTCGGATAGTCGGTAGACTCTCGAACCGGCCGGAAGTCGTTCGCACCGAGATGGATTGTCCCCTCCCGGAGGTAGCACCCCTCGTAGTTGCGGAGGTGACCGTCGAACTGATGCGTCAGCCACAGGCTCAGATTGTGGGTGATCTGGAAACCAACCACGGGGTCGGTGTCGAGGTTGTGGTACTGGACGTCCAGCTTGACGTCGTTCTGGTCCCCCGTGCACTGGACCTCGAAATGAGCTCCCGCGTCCGTGTGCTGCGGGTAGACGACGTCCCGAAACTTCTGGCCCAGCTCAGCCAGGAACGCGTGGAGGTAGTTCGCCCTCCCGCTGGTCAGCCCGGTGTTGTTCAGGTGACCGGCGATGATCTCACCGTCCGCGGGGACGGACTCGACGTCCCCCGCCGCGGCGGAGTCCGCCCAAATCGCGTCCGTGACGCTGTGCCAGAGTGCTCTTGTCAGTGCTGTTACGCTCACGTTTTACCTCAAAATTCGACGTCGCCTGCGAGCTATTAGAGCCCTTAGAATCGATTTTCTGAAAAGATGAGCTTTGCTATTGACCACCCGTCGATCGTGTCACCGGCGAGCTGTGGCGCGTTTTCGGGGGTCCCGATTCTTGATCGACTTAACTCATTCAGGAAGTTTGTCGATCTTTTCAAGTGAATTATTCAAGTGAATTAATTGCTTACAGTGCGAGCAATGAATTATTCTCCGATCTCAGCCGCGAGGTCGACGCAGAGGAGCCCCCGCGTCGCGCCGCCCTCCTCAGAAAACCCGTTCGCCCCCCCGGCCCCGAACGTGAACGCGGTCAACACCAGGTCGATGATCTGCCCGATCTGGACCCCGGCAGGCTTCGCGCGTGCGACGCACGTCGCGACGTTTAGCGCGGCCTCCGGACTCGCGAGCCAGTGGACGTTCGAGACGACCTGGATCGAGAAGCACGCCGGGGGGGACTCCCAGAGCGACTGGTTCCCGATAACTCCGTTCACCAGACCGTTCACGATGCTTAGGAGCTCGTCCGGAGTGCCTTTGCTCCTGAGTACCTGGAGCCATACGCCGATCCTGGTCCGGTAGTCGTTGTCCCCGAGACCGTTCCGGGGGAGGCCGACGACCGCGCCCCACTGGTCGAGCTGCCAGCCGACCGCGAGCGCGAGCTGGGACCGCTGCTGCCAGAGGAGGTACAGGACGTCTTCCTGGTCCTGGAGCGCGCGGCCACTCTCCGCCAGGGCGTTGAACATCTTCAGCCAGTTAGCCCCGTCCCGGAACTGCCCGAGCAGGAGCGCGACTAACCTGGACTCGTAGTCCGTGATTTGGGATATTTCGCTCATGGCTGTACTGTAGACTACCCGGGAGATTTTTTCGAGCTGTGAATTATTTTTAGGTTTTGTGAATTATTTTCTTGACTCTGAATCGTGGATAGCTTATAGTAGATACAGATTGAGATTGAGATTGAGAAACACGAACTTGGAGAGAACGACCATGATTGAAAAAATGAACCTTAAAGACGAAGAGCGTTACGAACCTTTCACGACTCGTCGTTCGATTCTCTGGTCGCAGCATGTGGACTTTTCTCGACCAGGTAGTGGTAGCGTCGAGCACGAGTCGGAGCTGCCTGTTGGCGCTCAGGTGCTCGGGTACGCATTTCCTTTGGCCACTGGCGGCTTCAGGGTCGAATGGATTTAGAGTACGTCCATGTTCGCGATCGCGTAACTCGCGACTTGGGCGTCACTCATCGAGAGGTTCCCGGTCGCGACCGGGGGGTCTACCGTGTCGACGAGCGGCCCGGTGTGCGTCAGGACCCCCTGCACAGTGTAGATCGCCTTGACGATCTTCCCGCTGATCACATCCTCCCCGACCAACCCCTGCCCCGTCGTCACAGTCCCCTGAAGCACCTCGAGCTCGGTCAGCCCTTGGGCCAGAGCCAGCAGGATCTGCTGCTTCACCTGGGCGTCTCCGTCGATCGGGTACGTCGAGTCGGTCGTGATGGTGGTCCGGATGTGGACGGTGACGAGCGCGGGGACGGTGTACTCAACCGTGTGGTTGTCCCCCGCCGCGTCGACCGCTGTGCCCGAGCTGGTCCCGTACGTCGCGATCCCCGCGGGCTTTGACAACCAGATCTCGTCCACGATATCTTGAGCCGTCCCGCCGTAGACGACGCATTGGACGGAGTGGGCGTCCTGCCCCGCGACCACCCCGTCTGTCGAGTTCTCGATCACTTTTACCGACGTCACCCCGTCAAGGTCCGCCAGGCGAGCGTAGAGGGAATCGACCGTCCCGCGCCCCGTCGCGGACAGGGAGGCCTCCCGCCTCGAGCGGAACCCCTCGTCAGACTCCTGGTCCGTCCCGAGCACCGCGGCGACCGTGTTCGTCACCCCGGTCAGGCCGGCGACAGGAGTGTCGATCGTGTCGAGCGCTCCGACCCCCGCGGCGCCTGGGCCGGTCAAGACAGCAGTAACCCCGCAGGTCACGGTCCCGCCTCCACCGATGACTGCTAGGGCGTCGAGGCTGAACTGGACCCCTGTCGCGCTGACCGAGAACCGCGTCCCCCCTGCGACGTTCGTCCCGGCGACGCCTGAGAGCGTGACGCCCGGGGAGGAGATAGTGGAATACGTCGCCGCGTTCCGGGAGAGCCCTAGTAGCGAGCAGACATTCTCGAGCGCGACCCCCGCGGCGGAGTCGGGGTCGATGGCTTGGTAGACGGCCTCGATCGCCTCGTCCTGCTCGGCCAGGTACTGAGCGAAAATCCGGAGGAGCACCCCGTCCGGGGAGTCGTCTGAGACATCCGTCCCCACCCCGAACTCGGAGATCCAGTCTGCCCGGAGCGCCGTCAACCAGTCCGCTGCGGACGCTTTCGCATACCCTGTCGTCGTCAGTGTACCCACAGAAAATCCTCTCTAATGTGCGCTCACGAGACAGGAGCACAACACATCTATCCCTGCGGTTTTACTCTCGAGGCAGTACCCGAGCTCCCGCAAACGCTCAGAGATTTTTGGCATCGTCCCGTCTGGAGGGGTGACTGTCGTAGCGTTTGCGTGACCAGGCTGTGAGTCGGATGTTTTCACCCAATTTCCTGGCGCTGCAGCCGTCCCATCCTGCAGGAGTACCTGAGCGATACCGGAAATCACTATCCACGTCAGGTCTGGATTCTCGTCGTCCTCATAAATCACACCAAGCATCGATCTCTCTGAGGCCTGAGATATCTCCCACGACAGAGGTATGTTGGTGGACGCCCGGCAGACCAGCCCCCGTCGTGTGATGCTGCCTGGTAGTTTGTGGACCAGGATCACGAGACCCCCCTCGGATGTATTCGCGATCGTACCCGGGATTAGGTGTCCTAATTGGCCGATACCGACGATACGGAGCACTGACATGAGTAGTCCCCCTAAATCTGTTCGGAATCTAGAGTGATTTCGCTCCTGGTCGCAGTGTAGTCTACCTGCTGAGATTTTCCGAGCTGTGAATTATTATGTTGATCTTTCCGTGCGGGTTGATTATAGTAGATACAGGTTTTTCTTAACCCTTGGAGGCAATATATGGAGACAGCCCTTATCCCCCGAACGACCGTGACCGAGGTGTGCGCTCACCGGGACGCAGCCATGACCATGATGCGCGATGCCGTGGCAGCCATGGTACAGGGCCAAGCCTTGGCCGAGCAGTCCTACCGGCACGCGCAGCAGGCTCACGGGGCGGCGACGTTCACGCTGTCCGACCGCAGCAGGTCGGAGGCGTACAAGAGGCTCTTCGAAGGGATCGACCCAGAGAAGAGCTTCGAGGCGTACCGCCAGCAGGTCGACGCCAGGGTGTGGATGAACCTCCTGTGCCTGACCGGCATGGAGCACATGATGGACAGGACCGCCAAAGATGAGCTGTACGATCAGCTCTGCAACGACGTACCGGAGGTGTCGGAGGACACGATCTACGCGACGTTCGATGGCCTGCGGAAGGACGCCTACCTGATCTTTCAGCGAGGGCTGGCCCGTGCTTTCATCGACTTGGACAGGAGGTTCCGGAGCCACGACGCCTTCAAGATCGGGGCGAGAATCATCTTGACCAACGTCTTCAACGAGCGGGGGAACTGGGGCCACTACAGCATGAGGGACACGATCTGCGACGTCGAGCGGGTGTTCGCCGTCCTGGACGGGAACAAGCCCGACCCCCGCGGGCTGATCAACGCCATCGACGAGGGGCGCGGACGGAACCTCAACCCCCGGCAGTCCTGCACAGAGTCGGAGTATTTCCGGATCCGCACGTACATGAACGGGAACGCGCATCTCTGGTTCACCCGAGACGACCTGGTCGGGAAAGCGAACGGTGTGCTCGCAGACTATTACGGGGAGGTGCTTCCGGACGGCGTCCCGGCGGACGTGACAGACAAGGACATCCGAGAGCGCTCTACGGTACTCTGCAAAGACCTGGGGTTCTACCCGACGCCCGAAGCAGTGGTCGAAAAGTTGTTGTCTGACCTGTACATCAACGAGGGGAGTCGGGTACTCGAACCGTCAGCAGGTACGGGGAACATCGTCCGCCACCTGCTCAAGACGGGGGCGGGAGTCGACGCCGTGGAGGTAGACGCGGGGAGGGTCCTGGTGCTGCAAGAGCTGTCTCGCGCGCACAAGCGACTGACCGTCCTACACGCTAACTTCCTGCGAATGATTCCCGTCCCCGCGTACTCCCACGTCGTCATGAACCCCCCGTTCCACGGGACTCTCTACATGCAACACGTTCTGCTGGGGTTCGAGTTCCTGCGCCCCGGGGGGAAGCTGGTCGCCATCCTCCCCGCCACCGTCGAGTTCGGGGAGAGCAAGGCGCACGACACTTTCCGTGCGTGGGCGAAGAAGCACAGCGACTGCTACGGGTCTCCGTTCCGGGATCTCCCCATGGAGTCGTTCGCGTCGTCCGGGACGCGGATCAACACCGTTTACGTGGTGCTCCATAAATAGGTGTCAGATCTCCACCTGCGCCCCGAACGTAACCAGCTCCGAGCTCCCGACCACAGACACCCTCCCCGTCACAGTCACAGCCCGGTTGACGACCGACGTCGTCAGGGACGCGACCGCGCGCACCCCAGGCACCCTGGTCACCTCCCGCACGATCGCGGCCCTGAGCTGCCCCTCCGTTGTGCCCTTCGTGAGCAGTGTGCTCCAAGGCATACCCAGCCTGGTGTCGTAGTCCCACTCCCCGAGCCACCTCCTGAGACGAATAGATATCCGCTGCCCGATGCACTCGTCCCTGTCCGAGACCTCGTCCAGTCTGACGAACGTCCCGAGCGTCCGCTGGAGGTCCCCTGTCGATGTGAGCTGTAGCGCCACTGTGATCTCCTATGATGTCCGCAGAGTCACGCCCGACCCGAGAAACACGTTGCCCGGCTGCGTCCCGTCTGACACCCACCGGAGCCCCAAACGGAGCCAATCACCTGCGCCGTCTACGCCCGCCCATGCTGCCGGAGTCGACCAAGTGACGAACGCCGAACCGGCGCCACCGGAACGCTTTCCGCTTACTTGGAGAGTTGCTGTGCTTCCCGCCTTGGCCGCCAGCCCGGTAAACAGTGCTTTGATTTCCGTGTTCGACGATGCGCCTGCATCGTCAACGTCGAGAATCTGAATAGCCGTGGACGCGATATCATAGCCCGCGCCCCACGTCGGGTAAGTCTCTCCGTCAATTGGCGTGCCCATGCCTCGGTCATCGTAGTATAGCACCCGGAGTTGGTTTGTGCCCCCGGCGCTGTTGCCGCAGTAGTAGCCTGCGGACATGCCTGTGATATCTGGTAGCCCGCCTGTGCCCTGATTCGAAACTCCGAGCGTCCATCCACCGATAGGTGGGGTTGCACTGAACGTCGCGTTCTGCCACCCCCACACGTACCCCCGGGAGTCGATCATGATTCGAAACCAGACGCCATTAGCCGCCGTCGCAGGAGTCACAGTCAGCATCGGCCCCGTCACGCCTGCGTTGTTTTGCGTCCCACAAAGGACGTTGGCACCCGAACGCTGAAAAAATGAACGAATGAATTTACCAGTGTCTGCAATACCATGGATCATGATCCCGGAAACATCACCCACCGCCGCGCAGTTCGTCGCGAGTCGAGCTGTGATAAACTGAGTCTTCTGGTTGCAGGGAAACAGCTTTGTGCGCTTCGGTGCCGTGTATGTCGCAGGATACCAGTCCTTCGCGGCGCCTCCCGTAGGATTGATCGTCACCTGCCCGGGATTACTGGTGTTCTCGTTGGCGCTTGCGACGTTGGCACTGTTGATGACGTTCCAACCATACTCGGCACCGTCCGCCAGCAGGATGTTTCGCGACTCGTAAAAACCTGTGCGATAGCGAAGCCCCAGCCACCCGTCCACAATTTCGTGACGGGTTCCCGGTGTAATCGTGTCCGGCCGGATGATGATCGGCTGAGACCCCCCGCCTGCCGCCCAGTACGGCTCCTCTTGAGCCATCCACGCCTTCATAACTTTCAGCAGGCTCTGGACGTCGGCCGGGGCCATCGCATTGATCGCGTTCGTGATCGCGGTCGCCGCCGCGTCGCTGGTTACGCTCATGTCACCTTCCCAATCGTGGCTGCGACGGTCGCCAGAGGCCCGAGCACAATCTCTGTGGGGAGCGGGGGAGCTGTGACTGCCGGACCAGGTAGCACCCCTAGGTGCGTGTGTAGGTCGTACTTCGCGATCAATGAGTCGAGCTTTGCCTGTAGCGAGGTAATCCGCGCGTCCGTGAAGTCTGCACGGGCGATCCACGACGCAGCAGGGTGGGCGCCTATCTCCACGAGCCCCGACCCGATCTGGACCAGGGCTGAGCCGTCCTCCCGCATCAGGACCATGTCTGACGTACTGGCCCCTGGTATCGCGTCCCCCCAGGCGTGGAGTCCGGGGAGGAACACGGCGTCGCCCATCTCGTGATGGCGACCGCTCTGCGGATCCACCTGCCCCCCGGACTCGAGCCAGAGGTCGAGGGACCGGTCCGAGCAGATCAGGAGCCCCGTGTCCCCGGAGGCGACCGGGAAGGTGATCGCGTATCCCCCGGCCCGGGGGAACAGAACCGGGACGTTCCCGATCGGGTTCGGGACGAGCACGGCCCCGACTTTCGTCCGCCGCTTCAGGAGGGGGAGGACGACGGCCCGCTGGTCGGATGCCGAGTAGGACTCGATCCTCGCCGGCGTCGCCGTGCGCACCTCGAGCAGCGCCGCGTCGATCGCGGTGGCTACTGCGCTCGTGAGAGTCCGTGTCCCCTGCTCGTCCATGGCTGTACTGTAGACTACCTGCCGAGATTTTCCGAGCTGTGAATTATTTTTGTGATGTGTGAATTATTTTCTTGATTCTGATCTAGGGGTAGCTTATAGTAGATACATACTGAGATTGAGACATTGAAACACGAACTTGGAGAAACGAAATGGCCAGCAACGTTGAGATTTTGATCCTTCACACGATTTCGCAAGCCAAGGTAACCCGCGAAGCCTTCGTGACAGCCGTGCAAAACGGTGGCGTTGCCATAATTCTTGGGTGGGAATCCGAGAAAGCCGTCAAGGACGAGCAGAGGGGTTCTTTGGCCATGTGTCTTCGTCGCGATATCGCCGACGAAGGGTTGGCCTCTGCAACGCGCAAAAACGTGATCCGTCTCAGAAGAGACCTTATCGACGATCGCCCATGGGAATCGCGCTCCAGCTCTGCGTTGATCAACGTAATTGAGTCTTTCAAGGCCTCCGCAAAAGCTGAGTGGTTACACGAACTTGAAATCGCAATCGATTTGGATAAGGACTGAAATCTAACACAACGAATTCGGAGAAAATCATGGACCTGAAAATTGTAGAGCGAAACGGTGTGGCGATGATTCGAAGGACTTTCACGAAGCCGACAGGGTCGGGGCGTCGGGTCGGCTGGCTGAAGATCGTGACCGGGATCGACCGGTCGCAGAAAAACGGGTACGCCCTTCAGGGCGAGTTCCTGAACGAGGGTGAGCAGGAGGTCCCGGCCGGTTCTGTGGTGGTCTGTTGCGCCCCTGCAGGAAGCGCGAAGAGTCAGATGAGGACGTACGATTGTTTTCAGGTCGAGAGTTCACTCCAGGGTGACGGGAATCTTGGAACCTCTATGAGCTTCGACCACTGCTCCCCGAGCTTCCTGGATCAGGTCCAGGCCCGACTCGATTGCGTTCCGTGGGTTCAGACTCTGGCGCTGGCGTCTCTGACTCCGGCAATCGATCCGATGATCGCTGCACTGGCAGGGTTCACGACGGAGCAGCTCGAGGCTGAGCTCGAGCGTCGACAACAAAATGCTTCCCATCCGGACTGCGATTGTGATGCGTGTATCCCCGGAAATTAGTAGCGCTCACAGAAATTGAGGAGAACGAAAATGGGTTGTGACATTCATGCGCATATCGAAGTAAAAGTTTCTGGGGAATGGCATCACTGGATGGCGTTAAACATTCCCCGCAACTACTCACTGTTCGCACGACTCGCTGGCGTGAGAACAGACAAACCAGGTGATCAGCAATACCCTTTACGAGGGATACCTGACAATATGTCATTACTGACCAACATGGACTATAACAGGGGGGTTGAAGACTGGCATCATCTGTCCTGGATCACAGGAAAAGAACTCTCGGACGTGCAGGATTGGTACGAACGAGAAGCGCGTATAAAGGATCCTGAAGCAGATCTCTGTTATGTGTTCAGTGTTTTTGGATATCTTTTCGGGAATGGGTACGACGTCAAGCGGTATCCTGAGGATTATCCATCTACGGTAGAGGATGTCCGCATGGTGTTCTGGTTCGACAACTGATCAGTAGGCCTCGACGTCCGTGTACCACTCCCCCCCGACCGTGCTCCCCGAGTGCCCCACCCGCTCGACGACGAAATCCCCAGACACCCACTCTGATTTTACCCGGATTCTCCGGCCGGGGTTCAGCCCGGGCTGGAGGAGCGACCTGCACTTGACGCCCCGGCGTTCGACCCCCCCCTTCTGGTCACGCTGGACCAGGCGCTCTGGTATCCCCACGAGCCCGGTGTCCTGGGAAAGCACGACCACCGCGTCTGGCGTGCCCGTGACAGGGTGTACCTGTACGGCCCCGTCCTGCACCGACCACCGGAGACCGTTCGAGCTGCACAGCTCGTCGAGGGCCTTCTGGACCGGGCCGAGCACGGCCAAACCTCGTTTCAGCGCCCCGGAGACGACCGCGATCGGACCCTTCGGCAGGCCGAGCTGTCCCACGAGCTGGTCCACCAGGTCCGAGACGGGAGTGTCCTTTTTCGTCGAGATGTTCACGACGGTGCTCCGGATCGCCAGCCCCCCGTCCGAGCAGGAGATCCGGGAGAGCACGTCCGCACCGTCGCGGGATGTTTGGACGTCGTCCACGTCGCCGACGAATACCAGCGCCTCCGTCCCGACGTACCCGGCCGAGAGCCTGACCGTCGCGCCCTCGTCAGACACCAGGCGCCTGGAGTCCTCCGAGAGGTTCCAGACGGAGATATCGCACCGGTTCGGCTCGCTTCCCGCCGTCTTCTCGGCCGAGAACGTCAGGTCGAGCTCGTTTTTCTGCCCGGAGGTCCACTGCCTCGAGCTGGTCTTCGTCGATATCTGAAGGGTGCATCGTCGGTCGAATAGCTCAGTCATGTCACAGCCCAGCCTCCGACAGCTCCCCGCTCGAGTAATACAATAAGCTATGACCGACCCCCAGACTGGTCAGTGTCACCTCGGTGTGCATCCCGGACAGGTCGACGAGCAGGAAGTCTCCCGGTGGGAGTCCTGACTCCCGACCGTGTCGCCGGAGCCTGAGCGACCCGAGCCGGAGCCCCTTCCCCCGAAGCAGGTCCGCCCCGTCCGCGTCCTGTATCCCCAGCGTCCAGCACGACGCGCGCCCGTTCCAGTCGAAAATCAGGGTATAGAGCCTCGCATCGGTGAATGTCACCCCGTCCGCGTCGTACGTGTCGCCGAGCTCTACCTGCTGCTCCCACCGGGCCAGGTCAGATCTCAGGGGGATGGAAACGGGCATAGAATACTCCTCAATTGATCAGGTCGAAAAGGATCGTGCTCGCCTTCGCCTGCGTCGCCGCAGGGACAGCCTCTGGGGCTTTTTTCCCGACGCTCTGCTTCGCCGCTCCGACCGTCGAGGTGTGCGGCAGGGGGACGGCGACCTCGAGCCCGGACGCGCGGCGGACGGGGTCCCACCGGAGGCTGAGCCTGGCGACTCCCTCCGGCGCTCCCCTGGTCCGGGACACCGCGGTCAGGATCATGTCCGGGTAGACCCGGACCCCGTCAGACAGGTCCGACTCCGTCCCTCTCCCCAGCTCCTGCAGGAGGGAGAGGTAAACGTCGTTCGACCTCCCGAGCTGGTATGCGGTCCCGTCCCCCGGGATGTCCGTGACCAGCACTTCCGCAGAGACTGGCGTCGGTGTCTGGATCAGGTGGTCGGACACCAGAGAGCCGTCTTCGAGCGGGTGCTGCGCGAGCTGCGCCGCGTCGGAGACAGTCTCCGACTGCACGACGTCGAACGTGTACCCGGCCCAGGTCAGGAGAGATTTCTGAGGCATATTCTTACCCTCCAGAGGAGGAAATACAGGCTACGAGTGATTCGAGAAATCATGACCGATCCTCCAAAATTCGATGTCGCCAGCGAGCTACCAGAGGCCTTAGAACCGATTTTTTGAAAAGATGAGCTTTGCTATTGACCATCCTTCGTTTTGCTCGCCTTGGAGCCCACAGCGATTTTGAGGGGGTCCAGATCTTGATCGACTTAGGTCAATCAGGAAGTTTGTCGATCTTTTCCAGTGAATTATTCAATCCGGTCAATTGCTTACAGTACGAGCAACTAATACGACATCGCAGAACCCAGGTTTCGCGCGACCTGTGTCGCGTGTCTGGCCATCACCTCGTCCGCCTGCCTGGCGACCTCCGCGCCGACTGCCCGGGGGTTCCCTGCCCCGTTCACCGCGACGTTCACCGAGCTGCCCCCCACAGACACGTTGCTGGTCCGCGCGCCGACGGACGACGCGGACGGGACCATGGACCCCAGAGCTCTCGCACCCGCAGCGATGCCCGCCCCTCCGGGGACCATCATCAGTGCCAGGTTCGCTGCTTTCCCGACCATGTCCACGACCGGGCCGAGCTTCTCCCGGAGTCGGTCGACCGCCCCGGAGACGGCCTCGATCATGTCGTAGAGGTCGTTGCCGATCCCTCCCCCAAACACGTACTCGAGGGAGTTTGCGATGGCGTCCCAGATCGGACCCATCTCGTGCATCTTGTCGACCATGAGCCCGAACGCTGAGTTCGCCCCTGTGACGAACCCCACCAGGTCCTCTACTATCAGAGCGATCACTGTGAGCATCGCCGCCGCGATCACGTACGGAGCGACGGCTAGAGCAGTCCCCACGATCCAGACGATCGTCGACTGGATGACTCGCTCGAGCGCGAAACGCATCGCCCACAGCGCTCGGATGGCACCGGGGAGCTGCGCCAGCGCCAACCCCGAGAGCGCGAAGCCAAGAAAAATTGCTACCGTCTTCAGCGCGGCCATGCCTCGAGCCGACTCGAGTAGCTCCGTCCGGAGTGACTTCAAGGCATCCTTCGCCGCGCGAAAACCTGACGCGAGCATCCGTGCCGCGTCGCGTATCTCCGGCCCGAACGTCTCCTTCGCCGAACGGAACGCGAGGTTCAGCTCGGTCACTAGGTCATGCAGCGCGGGTACGGTCTCCTCTCCGACCGCGATCTTGACGCCGCGCCAGAGGAGTGCCCCCTCCGCGAGCTGGTCGTTCAGGTCGGACCCTGCCTGGAGCAGCTCAGGGGAGAACGTGCCCATCGCCACCATGGACTCGAGCATATCTCGGATGCCCTTGGCGCCCCCCTGAAGTGTCGGCAAGAGCTTGTTCCCGCTCCTGCCGAGCAGGTCGTTCGCGGCGGCCACCTGTTCGGCCGGGTTCTTGATCCTGGCGAGCGCGTCGGCGACCACCCCGAGCGCCCCGTCCACGGACGTGATGCCTTCCAAGCTCTTTTTCGCGTCCGGCCCGAGCAGGTCTTTGAGCGCCCCCGTCCCGGACGCCCGGAACTCCCGGAGGTGCCCGGACAGGATCCGGAGCCCCCCGTCCAGCTCACCGACCGACCCCCCATTTTTTAAGACGGCAGCGGTCAGGGCGTCGTACACCTGAGCCGTGACACCCACCTGCGCCGCAGACTCCCCGAGAGCGTCGGCCTGGTCCGCGATCTGGAGGGTCGTCCCTATCACAGCGTCAGAGAGCTTGCGCAATGCCTGCTCGGCGTACCGTGCAAGAGTCGAAAACCCTTGCAACGCCTGGTTAAACTTCGTGACGCCGCTCTCGTTCCCCTCGAACAGGAGCTTGACGATGAGCTCACGGATGACGACGCGCTCGGCCATGGGGTGGACCTCCTGACCGCAGTGTACGCGATCGCTGAGGATTTTTCGATAGGTGAATTATTATGTTGATTTTCACTGAAAATTGCTCATAGTATACACAATGACATAACACTGGAGGAAATATATGAACGTCTTCATGCTCGCCGTTAATCACCAGGAGCGCGCCTCGTACCACCCCGACAATTTTCTCTACTGGGGCGCCAAGGAGGCGCTACAGCTCGTCGGTAACGTCTGGTGGCGCAAGGACGGGCTGGACGTCTCCCGTGAGCCCCTGCGGGGGCTGACACCCGTTGAGCGCGTCCGCCAGGGCATCCCTGCGTACCTTCCGACACACCAGAAACACCCCTGGTCTGTCTGGGCTGGGGAGTCGAGTAGAAACCTCTGGTTCCTGCTCGAGCACGCGGAGGTGCTGCTCGACGAGGATCGACACAGGTTCGGGCGGGAAACCGCGGTCTGGTCCGCGTGGGAGTGGGCACTCGAGCACGCGCCGACCCTGCCGGACGCGGGGCTGACGGAGATGCCCCGGTGCTTCGGTGGGCTGACCATCGACACGGGGGAGGGGGTCGTGGAGGACTACCGGGAGTATTTCCGGCGGGCGAAAGTCGAGCGTGCAGTGTGGACGAGGCGGGAGCGACCAGGGTGGATTAACAATGTGTGATAAAAAACATCGTGCGTGTCCAACACGTGAAAGTTTCGGTGATCTATGGATGCGAAAAGGTAGCGACCAGAGTTACTTGATAACTTATGGTACTGGGTACTGGGACCAACTAACCTACGAGCCTGTAGGTGGTGGAGAGCTGAAGTGGGTAGAGGATGACGGGGAGTGGGATAAGGTGTGTCAGATAGAGGAAATGTGATTATTTCACGCGCTCCGAAGCCAACCTCTCCAGCTCGGAGCGCACGGCCAGGACCTCGTGAGCGTCGAGCAGGTCGGTCAGGGTCCACTCGTGCCTGACCTCACGGAGCGTGCCGAGCCCCGCAAGGACGGGTCCCCAGATCCTCCAGTCGACGTTCGGGCCTAGCTCTTGGGGGTCGGGACCTTGTCGCCGCCCCGACCTGAGAGCAGGGGCCGGAGCGCGTCCCATAAAGGGCTGAGCTGGAACCTGAGCACGTGCCAGAGGACTCGAGCCGCGTCCACGAGTGCGCCAGGTCCCTGGAAAACCTCGTCGAACCGCGCACGGGTATTGATCGGCCGATCCTCGTGGTACGTGGTCTGGAGAATTGAGACCACCAGGTCGATGCCCCCGATCTTCCGCACCGTGCCGAAAACCGCCAGCAGGGAGGGGAGTGCCATGTCCACGTCCATGCCCTTCAGCTCGTCGACCGCCTCCGCGATGTCCGACAGGTCGCTCGAGACTTTCCTGTTGAGCAGCTTCCCGAGCGCGGGGGCGATGACTTCCCCGAGCATGAGGAGCACATCGAGCGACTGGCTCGAGCTGAAACTGTGGACGATGAATACCTGGTCGCCGATCGTGAACGATTCTGCGGACTTCTGCGCTTTCGGGGGCATAGGGGACTCCGGGGAAAAGGGATGCCGGGTCGGCTGCAAACATCGCAGCCACCCGGCCGGAACGTTCGAAAACAGAATAGCTCACAGTGGAAACAACGTCGAGCTGTGAATTATTTTGTTGATTTTTTCTCTTGCCTGATTATAGTAGAGACAGGGAGGGAAAACTTGGAGGTAGTATTTTATGAATGACTTGAGAGTAGAGTCTGCGGGAATTGAATATGTGGACGTCAGGATCCCGGTAGACAAGATCCTGGAAGTGATGATTCTTGAAGACAGGGAGATCCTCGCGAAGAGCATCCTGTCGAGCGACGACTCGTTCGAGCCTGTGTTCGCGAGACTCTGTGGAGATGACCTGGAGACTTGGTCATCGAATGACGCGAAGACGTTGTGGAAGTTCGTGCTTCGAGCACTCAGAGCCGTCAGTAAAAGGTGCCCAGCAGGGATGAATTCGTTGGAGAGCTCCCTCGTCGATCTCGAGGGAGGCTGCGGTATTGGTAATGGCAGAAACAGCGACGCCCTCCCTCAAGATGGTACTAAAACGGCAGCTTTGAGGCTCCTGGATACAGCTCCTACCGCCGTCAAAGAATGGCTCGTCACGGACTACAATTTGAAGCACGTCCTGGACTGCGTCGGGTATTGGGAGCGCAACAAGGAGCTGGCTCGGGTGTTCGGAGAGAAGCTCGAGCGCGTGGCTCAGGCGATCGAGGGGAAACACCCAGACCTGGTGGTTCCCACTGCGGAGTCAGAGGACGAGTGACTGATGGAAAAAATACACTTCGAAACATTCGAGAAAATGTGGCGCTGGTGGGGGGACAACGAAGTGGTCCTGCTGGGGAGGGGGCTCCAGAAGGAGTACACGAAGGACGAGCTGGTCAGGGTCACGCTGGGACCGAAAAAAGAGCTGATGTGGTTCGCACGGCTCTGTTAGGTCGAAGCTCCTGGTTGGTTCTCCACGCCCTTCTTCGCCGAAAACTTCCACACGTTCTCTCCGAGCTTCCCGCCCCCCTCCCGCTCAAACGGGGGCATATCCGTCTGAATCACTTCCTCGCTGTCGAACGTCCCACCCGTGCTCATGTCCTTCGCACTCATGCTCCCGACCACTGGCGCGCCCATCCTGGTCGCGTTCGCGAACTGGCTGAGCAGTGTGTTCGACGGAGACGCCCTTTTCAAGGTCAGCTCCACATCATACGAGTGGTCACCGGAGAGGACGAAAGCGCCCTCCCCGTCCGCTCCGAGTTCCTCGAGCGCAGCGAACGGTTTGCGCCTGGTCGCCTTGAAAAACGTACCTGCGCCAAACCCAGAGATGGGGACGCCGTTGAACGAGAGCACGAATTTACGGGGGTCGAATGCGATCATGGCGTCACACCTCCAGAATAATCGTCAAAGGATTGACCGTCCGGATACCACCCGCCAGGGGGATGGACGCAGAGAGCCCCGCGTAGAGTCTAGCCGTCTTGTCCGCAGAGCTCTGCGACGCGGCGGACCCTGCGGTCAGGATGATGCCCTCGACCGTGTCGCCTGAGGCGTCCTCCCGGGTTTCAGCGAAGTGGTTCGCGCGCACCCCGTTGATCCAGCGTTTCTTGACGAGCCCGGCGATCGCTGCGATCGTCAGGTCCGTGTACGTCCGCTTGATGTTGGACGCGGCGCCACGCACCAGGTAGCTGAGCACGTCCTCTGCCACGCGGGACGAGAACCAGTCGACCGTGAGCTGCTGGTCGATGTACCGCTGGGACGCCATCTTGCCGCCGAAATAATGTGCGCCCCCCGCGGCGGTCGTGTAGTACCCGATCTGGTCCGCGGCCATGGTCGACCGCTGGGTCGACGTGTAATCCTGAGAGGTGATCCCAGACAATGTCTGGAGGTACCAGTCGATGCTGGAGACATCCAGGTTCTGGCTGAGGTTCCGTCCAGCCAGGGCTGCGGCTGCGTACTCCGACTCCGGGTGGTAAAAAACGTGCGTCCGGTTGTACGACGCGGCCTCGAGCACCTTGGCGATATTGCCCGCGGTCCCAGCCGCGAGCACAGCCTGGTCGTTCTGCGCGATGTGGATACAGTCGATGGTATTGGCCTCGACCCACACCGCGGCACGGTAGGTGTCCATGTTCCGCTGGTTATCCGTCCCCTCGTGGGTCAGGATCAGGCAGTACCACGCGTCATCCACGAGAACCAACGCGTTCAGGTCGGCAGTGAGTACCGTCGGAGCTAGAACTACTGACGCGGTCCCCGTCTGCGGGACACCGGCCCCTGCCGTCGCCATGACTGTGAACGTCACGGACCCCGACCGGACCAGTGCCGGATCGATCGTGACCGTGAACAGCGCCCCGGGAGTGTCGTCGACGCCCGTGCAGGCAGTCACGGCATTGAGCGCCAGGAGCGCGGCCTCGATCAGAGAGACGGTGTTCGCGTGGGAGACGGCGTACAGTATCGCGACCGTCTCCGTCTGGGTCGCGCCTGCCAGGTCCACGTAGGTGTAGGTGATCGTGCAGGTCTGACCCGCCGTGATGTCCGCCGCGAAGGTCACCCGTTGCTGACCGCTCACGTCAGGGTCACGCTCGCTGACCTTCACCTCCTGGACAGTCGGCTGCTGTGAAAAAATAGCTGCCAGGGCCAGGTATTCAGGGTCAGTCGTGAGGCCTCCCGCCGTCACCCAGTCTGCCGCAGACTCGCACGTGAGCACGGTCGAACCGAGCAGGTTCGTTTGGCCCACGACCATGATCGTGCCGAATCCGGCTTGCTGCGTCGCACCGGTGGCGATGGAGATGGAGACGTTTACGATGTCGCTGATAGGAACGTCGGACATATCGTCCTCCTATGGAGCTGATACTGCGATACTATCTGTCGCGACAGTCGTCGCCCCGTCTTTGTACGTGAGTCCGATCGTCACGTCGTCGATGTACCCCTCGTCACTCTCGAGACGCTCACGCCTGTGGACTACCAGATCCATCGTGCAAACCTGCTCCCACCCTCCCCCATCGAGCGCGGTCAGGTCGGTGATGTCAGAGAGAGACGAAATCCCTATCCCTGCCGTGTCCGCCAGCCCCCGCGCCGTCGCCGTCTGGAGGTAGAGTCGCAAGTCGTCGAGCTTGTCCCAGGCGCCGGCCCCGAAACACTTCACAGAGCACCTCGCGTACCGGTCCTCCGTCAGGTGCTCGAGCTGGCTCGTGACCAGCCCGACGACGTGCTGGGGGGCGTCTCCAAGAGAGTCCGGGAGTCCGTCCGCCACGTCCGAGATCAGGTTCAGGAGCGCGTGAGGGGTGCTCGGTCTGGCCACCGCCGAACCCGTCGCCGTCGTCTGGTGAGCCCAGATCGTCGTCAAGTTCAAGCGGGGCTGAACCAGCCCCCGGATCGCGTTCTCAAGACCAGATCGGGTCACCGCTACTCCTCTACCGTCACGTCCACGATCTGCGTGTCCGCGATGTGTGCGACTCCTGACGCCGTCCAGAGCACAGCGTTCCCGGATATCGTCCACAGGTCTGACCCGATGTTGATCAGCATCCCGTCTGCGGCTCGAACCTGTACGTTCACCACCCTCGAGGGGGTCCACGAGAATTCACAGAGTCGAGCACTGGCCGCCGCGACGAAGAGTGTATCGATCGTCCGTCGACAAGTCTCTCGACGTCTGGACGCCGTCCCTCTCCCGTTCTGGTTCGTATTTGCCCCGCGCCAGTCGAAATTCGCCGCGGTTTCTGAGACGGCGACAGAACCTCCGGAGTTCTGAACAGCCCCTCCGGCAGATACCGCAGTGCGAATCCGAAGCCTGCCGAGTACCGGGACGTCCGCATCTACATTTCCGGGTCCACCGTCGATCGCAGTAACAAGCGAGGCATAGGTGGTATCGGCGTCACCTCCAATCGTGACAGCGATATTTCCACCGGTGATGCCGCCGCCACTGTCGGCCTCGTATGCCTGTCCGCCGATGATCCAGACCTGAGTATCGGCGGGTTGACCTGTGTAGTCACCCTCGACGATGCCGACGACGCCGGAGGATTCCGACATATGCCCCGAAGCATTGAGCTGGAGGAGCGCTCGCTGGGTCACGCACCCCGAAAGGGAGACAATGGTCAGGCAAAATGAAAGCAAAATTCCTAAATATTTCATAGCTCCCTCGCGAGGTACTTCTGGTGATTCAGGGACCCGAAGCTCGTCTGGTCCCACCGTCCCCACTGCTCGAGCCGGTACTCCCGGCTGTCTACCACGACGCGCTTCGACGTCGTCTCCCCGTCGCCTCCCAGGTCCCCGAGGTCCGTCTGGGTCCGGACTTTGTACCGTGCCCCGACTCGGAGCCCTTCAGACAGCACCTGGAGGGCTCGTTCATCGAGAGGAGTCACGGTCGCCTGAATGGTCTGCGTGGTCGGTCCCGTCTCCGTTGCGCGACCGTCCGACCCGTAACCAACAGTATAAGTGCGGACAGTGTAGGAGGACGAAAACGGGATCGACACGGCAGAACCTCAGAGAGATTACGGTTTCTGGAACACGGAACCCATGCTGATCTTGAAGGTGGTTGCAGACCGCGCCTTCCCCATCAGGACAGTATACTCGCCGGAGCCGATCGCGCCGATGAGCCCGAGCAGACCGGTGGTCGGATCCGCATAATACTCTGCGTCAGGGGTCAGCCCAGCCAGCCCGGTCACGAGGGATCCATCGCCGTGATATGTGCCCATGACAGTATCCGCGTAAGTACCATCTGCGATGCCCTGGATCGAATCGCAGTCCGCCTCGACGTTGGCGTTGTAGATCGAATAGGCGCCAGCGCCATCCCCCCATACAATCGATCCGAGAACGACGCCAGCCGCTTCCGCTACTGTGCCGGAGAATTTCTGCTGTTCGTCGTCGACAGAAACAAGATGGGCATTCGCATTCATTCGTACCTGGTCAGTCATCGGTCTACCTCCAATTTACGGTTTCGTTTGAGACACCATCCGACCAAAACTCAACTCGAGATGCGTCGAACTCCGAGCGAGTCCCACCTTTTTTGTCCACGTCCCCGCCGTGAGTGCTGACGCGAGCGCGAGACTCGACACGTTCAAATGGTACTCCTGCCCTGGCGTCAACCCGGTGAACCCGGGAACAACGTCGCCATCGCGGTAAAGGAGGATCGACTTTTCTGCGCTGGCCGATTTCGGCGCGAACCCGAGCAGTCCGGCGACGTCCTCTTCTGCGTTCGTCGCGACACGGACCTTCCCGGACAGGTCGGACGCCCGGACACAGACGAAAACCCTGGAGGGGATCGCCTCCGCCGTCACTGCGGGATGCTGGGGGTCGGTCGCTTGCGATAAAATTGTCATCAATCCTCTCCCTCTCGTACCTGATACGTATACGACCGGAGCAGGAGCCCCGTGTCGATCAAAGGTTTCGAGCTCTTCTTTCGTGCGATCGTGGACTCTGCGTTCGGGGGTTCGACCCCCCGCTGTATCGTCCGCCTGATCTGCGACGTGACGAATTCTCCGAGCGTCCCCAGCGCAGCCTCCACCGAGATGTCACCCCGCGCTGCTTTCGTGAGCACCCTGGTCGCCGCGACGTTGATCCGATTCTCGGCTTCGTCGAGAGTCTTCCGGATGGGCGCGCGCTCCGGGACCCAGACTTTTCGATTTTTTCCTGCCCAGGCCCCGAACTCGTGGACGGTCGCCAGACCTGCGACGGATATCCCCTCGTCGGGGATCTCTCCGGAACCGTCAAGCACCCCGACCGCGACGTGCATTTTGCGCCGCTTCAGGTCGTCTACCAGCTCCAGGAGGTCTTTGTATCCGTGGTCCCGGTCCTCCACAGTCACCTCAGAACGCCCTCGGGAGTCGCGCGTTCGGACTGGTCCTCATCAGCATCGCAGCCCGACGCCCATAGCTCGTCGCGGACAGGTCGTCCCCGTCCGCTGCTGCTGTCACCGCGTAGGAACGGCTCACCCCGTCGACACTCTCTGAGGAGACAGGGCCAGAGGCTCCGGACCCACCAGAGGATACGACCGTCGCCAGGTGCGCCGCGAGCAGGATCCGGACCTGGTCCGCGCGCGTTCCCAAGATCGCGTCGTCCACCTGCTCGTCCGTCCAGTCGACGTACGTCTGCCCCTCCGTAGCGCCCACTGCTGCCAGTGTCGCGTCGTTCGGAAAGGCAGAAGTTACGTCTGACCAGACGATCGACACTTACTTCCCCTTCGGCGCGACGTACTTCGTCTCGGACATCTTCCGCAGCTCGTCAGGTGACGCCCCGGTCATCTTCTCGTACGGCCACCCCTGGACATCACGAGCACGCACGGCCAGGCGATTCTCCTCTGTGTCGGGGAGTTGCCCGAACGTAGGAGACGAAATCATCCCGGAGAAATCGATCCGCTCGAGCAGTCCCTTGTGTCCGTCCTTGACGGCAGCACGGATGAGTCGTTCCACCTCTCCGGACACCTCGATACTGTACGCCCGAGGGGACAAGTCGGCGTTGCGGGGGGCAGGTTTCGGGGTACTCAGGGAACACCCCCAAGGCGCGATGAAGAGCATTCGACGCTCTTCGCCCCTGCCGATGTGGGTCGAGACCATAACGGAATTGCCCTGCTTGACGTTGAGTTTCATTCTTGTTTCTCCGGATCGGCCGGGGGCCGAAAACACATATTGTTAAAACAGAAAACTATCAAATCTCAGAACGGTGCGTACGTCGCCGGGTACCCTACTACCTGGAGAGCGCCCGACGCCAGACGAGCAGCGATGGCAGGCATACGCTCGATCGCCCGCCACTTCTCGTCGGGGACTTCATTGACGAGCTGGGGCTGACCCTCCCCTTGGTGAGCCGGCCACAGGTCCACGGTGTCCTTCGCTCGACGCAGGGATGAGCGCAGGAGCTCCCGCTCCAGGTCCGCGCTCTGCTTTTTCGCCAGCTCGAGCGCCACGAGCGTCCGGAGCGCGTCGGCCGGGGAGACGTCCTTGGAGACGTCTATCGACGCCAGGGCACGCGCCACAGGGTCAATTTCCTCCTCTGCCTGCCGTCTCGGGATGTCCACGAATATCGGGCCAGGGGTGCAATTTTTTACATGCATATCAAGTCCTCAAAAGTGCGATCACAGCACCGTGTCAGATCCCCTCAAGATCAATCACAGAGAAGGGTTTCTTAACGCTGCAACCACCAGTCTTCGACTCGTAGACCACCCTCCAATTCGTACCGTCCCAGGCGACAGGGTTCCTGGTCGGGCGCATGGCGAGCAGGTGCTCGATCTTCGTCCGCGCCCTGTTGTAGTAAACGGCGACGTTCTCGCCGCCCACGCCAGCCCCCTCGAGGTGGTGGACAGGGAGGACGAGGTCGATCTGTTTCTGAGACGCGAGGAACACCTCCAGGATCGTCCTGGTGTCCCCGGACCCGGCCTGGCTGTACATCGTGCTCGAGACGTATTCGTGCTGCTCGTGAGGCAGCGCGAGCGTGTTCGGGCGCTCGATCCCCTTCGTCAGACTGACCATCTTTGAGACCGGCAAGAGCATCGCGGCCAGGATCGCGGACGCGGTGCTGTTCGAGTCGAAGGTCGTCGGCGTGACGAGTCGCAGGATATTAGGATGGTTCGCCACGCCGTAGATGCCCCTGTTGGGAGAACCCACCCACGCCGTCTCGTCGATGAGCGCCTCGTGCCCTTCCGCGACGATCACGAGCTTGTCACGGTCGAGCGGTCGGCCCGTGAGCTGCCCCTCACGGACGTCTTCGGTGTCGTACTCTGCGCCGAGCCGGATCAACCGAATCGGGACCGTGTTCGGGACGACGTCGTACTCGACGAGGGGAACCTCACGACTCCCCGGGTCCACGAACTTCGCGACGCCGACGCCCTTGGCGTGCCGGTACGTCACAGTCTTCGCACCTGGAGAGAGCCCGGGGGCCACGCTGAACGCTTGCCCGTACGTCCTGTCGGGGTACGCCTCCAGGATGACGTCCGGCATCAGCACGTCGACCTCTTGCTCCACAAATGCAGCATCCATCCGACTCTGCTCTGTGCTCATCCTATCCTCCTACTCGGCCCCCCGCAGGGGGAATCAATGAAAAATCAGTGTCACCCGGAGGCCTGGAATCAGGTCAGGGTGGACAGGTCGAACTGGATACGGACGGTCGCGTGCGCCGCGCTGGTGCCCACCGCAGCGTCGAGGAACCGCGCCCCAGAGAGCAGGATGCAGTCTCCGCTGTCGGAGTCGTTCCGGACGGAGCCGACCTTTTCGGTCCCGGTCGCCGTGATACGGACGTAGACGGGGTCGAACCTCGACACTGTGTCGTCCGTCTCGACCGCCAGGGCGCCGGCTTCCATCACGGCCACGTCTGTCCCTGCGTCGTACTCGGACGCCCCCGTCCCGTCGCCGCCGGAGTAATTCACGGCCGCTCCGATGTGGTCGGAGCGGACGGCGAACCCCGCCAGGGGGCGGGTGAACCCGGGGGTCGTGTTCGGGGTCGTATGAACGATAGCCCACACCGCGGTGGTCGAAGTCCCCACCACTGTCGTGAACGGGGTTCCCGCGACTTCTGCGGTCAGCGTCACCTTCGTGTTGTCTTCTGCCGCGAGCACGGTCGACGCGGGGAGCACCGCGTTGAGATGCGCGACGATGCCCTCGACGATCTCCTGGACAATCGCGGTACCGTCCGCGACGTAATCCGCGAGATAGGTGTCCACGTCGTTGAGCTGGACACCGAGCGTGTACGTGAGAGAGTTGACGGCGGTCGGAGTCGCCCAGTCTACCTGAGCGACCGCGGTCGTCTTCGTCGGCCGGAGACACTGACCATCCGTGCTGTCGTGCATGACTGCCAGGCCGAACCCGATCGCGGCCCCGTCGCTGGCTGCCGTCGCTTCGACCGCGGTCACGTTCGTGGTCCCGGAATAAGTCACGTCCTCATCCGTCCCAGCGAACCGCGCCGTGCAGGTCACAGTATCCGTGAGCACACTCGCGCTCACCCAGCCGGAAGCGATGCCGTCCGCCTCGATCGCGTCGTGGAGGTGCGTCGCGCAAGCGTTCGCACCAGCCAGCCCCGTCGCGCTGAAACTCCGGGACGATGTCCCCTTCTTGAGCGTCACCGCGTAGCTGGTCGACGTACACTGGAGTGTCTCGATCTGCGCAGCCTTGCTGTTGTTGAGCAGGCTGATGATCTGCGGCCCGCGCCCGTCCCACCGGGGAATCATCCCCGCGAGCAGTGTCGAGCTGGGGCCGGACCCGTAATTCACCTGTGCAGCGGTCATAATCCTATCCCTCCATCGTTTCCGCCACTCAGGCGGGAGAAAAATTCACCGAAAAAATTTTACTTCCGACCCTTCCCCGGGGGGACGTACTCGGCATCCGTCCGGGCCTTGTGAAGCTCGGCCGTCGTCTTCCCACCCTGCGACTGAGGATCCTTGGCGTTCGGATCCCGTGCAGGGGGTGTCGAGTCCGTCCGCACCTGCCGGGTCGCGACCGCGGTCTGATACATCCCGTCGAGACGCTCGCCCGTCACACCGTCCGTCTTGACGGCCGGGAGCAGTGTCTTTACGACATTGGTCCGAAGCTCGTCGTCGGTCATGGCGTCGATCCGCTTGTGCTGGTCGGTCGCGAGCACGGCCCGCGCCGTCGTCTCCAGGTCCACCCGGGGGGCCATCAGCTCGCGGAGCACCTTCGGGTCCGCCAAACGCTTCTCGGCAGCATCGGCGCGGGCTCTGGCGTCGGTCACGACTGCCTGGGTCGCTGCCTGCTCACCGGCGAGCTTCTCCTTCTCAGCCTTGATCTTCTCCATCTCAGTCATCGCCTGATCCATGGAGGTCTTGTGTGCGTCGAGCTCCTCCTTCAGCACCTCGTACCTGGCCGTCGCAGACTGAGCGTCCGCGTCCCTACGGGCGAACTCCTGCTTGAGGATTTCCGCCGTCACCTCGTCCACGCTGACTTCCCGCCCGACGCCGTCGAGCCTCATTTTTACCGTCACGGTAGCCTCCTGGTGTGGCCGAGTGTCTACTCGAGCCTGGGTAGAACTCTGCGTCGCGACGTCTGCGTCGCCTGAATTTTCTGAATCGAGATGGACCACCATCTGGTCACCGCCCCGGGGGGTATCTGTGAGCGCCAGGTGATTATAGACTCTCGGACCCTGAATCGCGTCGTAAGCACCCCAGAGCGGATGCGTTCCGGGGGTCGGGTCATACTGCGGGAGGACGTAACCGGGGGAGGTGAAGAGTCGCGCCTGCGACAGCTTCCGCACTGCTTCCGCCGTCCGCCCGGTCAGTCGGACTCTCACGTATCCAAAATCCTGCTCTTCCGTCGCGTCGACCGCGTCGACCGTCTCGTGGACGTGCCCGACCGCGTATTTTCCTGTGTTCTCTGGCGTCAGGAGTTCGGGAGGGTGGCCCGCCGGGGGCCACGCCGTCACGGCGACGTTCCCGAGCGTCCTCAGGGACGCAGGGTCGAAAAGGTGCTCCGGGAGGACCAGCTCGCGGCGCTTCGTCCCGTCCGCCCGCGCGTACTCGTAGATGCCGCATCTGGAGACGTCCGCCGTCGCAGAAACGGACCCGTCCGCTGCGACTTCGCGACTCAGAACCTCTCCCGGTGAATCGAAACGAACTACCTGCACGCGCGCCTCCCTGATATTTTTCACAGTGCTCCGTGAATTTTTTATTGACGAGAACGATATACACTGTGTATATTGGAGACAGGATTTTGATTTCGCTGAATTTTTAACCAGACTGGAGGCAACCGTGATTGATTTCCGGCTCAAGTGCCAGCGTCGCGCGCTCAAATTGGCGCTCGACAAGCTCAAGAAAACGTTCGGTTCAGGGAGCAGTATCCTCCCCCTGAACAACGTGGAGGTCGTCCCGAACCTGTTCGACGGGGGGGCCGTGCTTCGGGTCTCTGACCTGGAGGTGTCCCACTCCGTACCACTCGACGGAGAATGTACGGGTGAAAAGTTGCTGCTTGATTTTCGGCAGCTCCTGAAGACCGTGGACGCGCTCCCGGACGGGGTCTTGGAGATTGAGGCAGAGGCCCTCCCCCCGGTTGAGTACGGGGAAATGGACAAGTCAAATTTCGACGGGAAAGGTGGGACACACAAGGAAAAATACCCCCTCCCCCGGGACGGTGTCAAGGTCCGGGGGAAGCTCGGGAAAAAAACGTTCTCGACCGTCCGGTGGGACCACCAGGAGGGGAACGAGATCCCGGACCCGATCGCCTGCCCGAAGGGGTGCGACTCCCAGGAGTTCGACGTAGACCTGGCCGCGCTCCTGGCCCCCGTCCTCCACTCCGTCGCCACCGACGACAGCAGGTACGGACTCAACGGGGCGTACCTGGAGATCTACCCTGACGGGCACATCGGGGCCGTGAGCACGGACGGTCACCGTGCTGTCGCGCACAGGGCTAGAACCAGCGCACCGACGCTGGACGGGCCGCTGCTCCCGCTCGGCGTCTCGAAAAAGCTCAAGGACCTTGCGCCAGGGGTGGTCCACCTGACATGGTGGAGGCCGATCGCGGTCAACGGGATCCTGGACGGGATCCCTAACAACTGCTGTCCTGTGGGAAAGTCCAGGTACTCTATCCTGTTCCTCGTGGGGGAGAACGAGGGGAAGGATAGTCGGATGCTCACTCGAGGATCGACTGGAGGCATCACGTCAAAGTCCTACGGCTGGAACGAGAAAGACGCGACCTGCGTCATCCGGACGAGCAAGGAGAACCTCGACGCCTGGCTCGGGAACAAGATCGGGCTGGAGACTTTCTGCTCCTACGCACAGGTGACCGGAAACGGCGGACACCTGGCGGATCTCTACGCAGACCTGGGTCGATCGGACATGGTCCGGATCGACGCCCAGGATGGCTCGAGCCTGACCGTCCGTTGCCTCGAGGGGGACTTCCCCGACTGGCGACAGGTCGTCCCGGCCCGGTTCCTGCGGGAGGCATTGGTCGACGCCAAGGCGATCGATGAGTCCATCCGGTATTGCATGACGATCGCAAGTGAGAAGACCCACTGCGTCCGGCTCACGACACACCCGAACAGAATCGAGGTCTACGTCGCGAATCCTGACTCAGGGGAGATGCAGGACGACGTCCAGGCTGACGTGACTGGACAGACGACAGTAATGTCCGACCAAGAGCTGGAGGACTTCAATCGAGCGCTCAAAGAGAAGGGAAAAGAGCCGAACTGTGAGCACATCCAATTCCGCATCGGGTGCAACGGGCAGTACCTCCGGGACGAGATCAAGACACTCGGAAGCGCCCGAGTCTTGATCCGGTTCGGAAACGAGCTGAACCCCATCACCCTGACGCGCCCCGGGGACGACTCGCTCCTGTGTCTTGTCATGCCCATGAGGATCGAATGAGCCCCCCGACCGTCCACCAGATCGTCGACACCCTGCGCACCCGCGCGAGGGTCGGCGTGACACAGCTAGGCCCCCTGGTCGGGATGAGCGCCGCGTGGGGACAACGTGTGCTCGACGGGACGATCTGCCCAGACCTAGCGACTGCGGACAGGATCGCCCAGGTACTCTCAGCTCGGGACGAGGAGCGCATCGTCCTGCTCGAGGCTGTGAGCAGGGTCAAACTCACGCGGGCAGGTATCACGGGGGCAGACCTCGACAGGGTGGTCGACGTCCTGCTCCTGGTGTACAGGGGGAGAACGTGAAAAAATCTGCGCCATCGACGTGCCCGAACTGCGGACACAGACCGAAGTATCACCACTATGAGGACTGGTACTACTACGAGTGCCCGTGGTGTGCCCTGAGCGCACCAGTGAGAAAAGAAGCCCTCGCGCTGGAGGCCTGGGAAATTATCGTGGAGGGGTGGAAAATCCTCTACAGGAGGGAAGAATCTTGAACAGACTGGACAAAAGCGTTCACTTTTTAGGTCAAGGATCCATCGAACTCGAGGAAGCTCACGGGCAAGCAAACCTGATAGCCTGCCAGCAGCAGCTCCCGACGCTGTGCGACACTGTATCCAAAACTGCGCTCGAAGCTCACGGCGTCGTGTTCGGGGAGCAGTTAGCAAACGACCCCCTGTTTACGCACGTGACACTCCCGAAGGGGTGGAAGATATGTCCTACTAACCACCCGATGCACTCTGATCTGGTAGACGGCAAAGGCAGAAAGCGAGCAGAAATCTTCTACAAAGCTGCATTTTACGACCGTCGTGCCTGGGTACGCGCTGTAAGCATGTACAAGGCAGAGAGCGACTACACGGAAAGGAGCAGGATAATAGCTCACGTGACAGACTACGACGGAACCGTGTTCTACACAGTTGACAAAGGAGAGGTATCAGACAGCCCCTATATTCTCAGAGGGGAGTGTGAGAACGAGTGTATGGCTTGGCTCGATGAGCATTTCCCGGACTGGAGAAACCCCTCAGCATACTGGGGTGAGACATGATCGATTCTATATTTGAAGCCCTGACCGCGCTCCGGGTCTTAGAGCTGGAAGAGGGGGACACCCACCCGGCAGACCTCCCCCGCGAAGACCTGATCGACCGCCTGACCATGGTCGACTCCCTGGTACGGGGTGAGCGGGGGGAGCGTCGCGCGGAGGACATCGCTACCGTCGTCGAGGCCAAGGCCCGTCTCGCGTTCGCGCAAGGGGGCACAAGGAAACACCGGGGGAAGACATCGATCGCTGTAGGCGACCGCGTGCGACTCTCCGGGACGTTCCTCCGGAACACGGGGCAGTATTTCCACGGGCTCGAGCAGGACGACGTCGGGACTGTCGAGGTGTTGTCCGGCGACGAGACATTCTGCACGGCGACGATCCTGTGGGACCGGTACACACTCCGGGGAGGGGACCAGTACCTGAGCGACTGCTACTGCACGGATGAGGAGCGCCCGACGTGCGGGATGTGCAAGGGGACAGGGAAACGGCACGGGCGGGTGAACGTCAAGAACCTGGAGAGAGTGAAAAATCAGGAGTCCTACGCTCCGTTCTGAGGTGGAATCTATGCATTATGTATGGGAGAAAAACTGTAGTACTGGTGATTATATCGCAAGAGTCTCAAAGACACGGAGGATCATTCGAATAGGTCACAGCATCCCATCTCCAGAGGGAATCACCTTCCTATACCATGCAGAAGAGTGGGGAGACTACTCCCTGGACTACCCTATCAAAGGTCCGTGGGAAAGATCACCAGAGAAAGCCCTGAAAGAGCTTGACATCCAGATTCGTACGACATTCTAGCATCACCCCTTGTACTCCCTCGCGATAGGTGCCTCCCTGTCGAGCTGCTGCAGATCTTCCAACCCAGCGATGACCGGCTCGGCAAAGCACCTGCACTGAATCGGATCGCCTGGGTGGCCGTCCGCGAACTCAGTCGCTCGAGTCTTCCCGTCTGAAAGCACCTCGACCAACCTCCCCCCCGACTTCGTCCACAGAAAACGTCTCCCCTCCCGCTCCCAGTGATTCCCGTGCGTCGTAGACTCAGAGTCCGGGTCCGGGTACGCTCCGTTAGGATTCCCGGCGACGCGCTCGTCCCGACTGTTCCTCCAGATGTAGCTGTCTATCCCTAGGTCGCGCTGCCTGTTCTCGTGCAGCGCCCCCTGGAGTTTCCCCACCTGGTCGCGGGCGATGAACTTCGCGCGGCGCTCCTCTATGCCCCCGGCCTCTCGTATCTGACGACGCAGCCACTCACGGGGGCGGCCCTTCTCTAGCGTCTCGAGCGCGGCGGAGGCGATACGCCGCTCCGTCTCCCGGGTCAGGTCGACGCACAGCTCGCTGAAATCCTTTCCCCTTGACGCAAGCTCTTTCTTGAGCCAGGGCTCGGACCCGAGCACGTCGAGCCCGAGGGGGGACACGACGCGCTTCTCGGCCCCCCGCTGCTCGCGCTCCCCCTCCTGCAAGATGGGGTCGATCTGTGCCTGAGCGCGCCGCGTGTAGAGCGTCGTCCTGGAATTCAAGACACCTCGGACGTCGGGCAGGGGGTCCGCGTCCACCCTGGTCTGCGGCAGGAGCGCCATCGCGTCAGTCTCGAGCACTCTGACTAGCTCACGCACGACGGCGACGAGCCTGCGCTCGGCCAGGCGCTTCGCGGACCCGGCGACTTTGTACGGCCCGAATTTCGGGACGCGCTTCCGCTGGATTTTGAAGGCCCGGAGAACTTGCTGGAGAGGGGACACTGGCACGGTTACACCTCCGGCAGGGTGGGCGCGAAGGCATGTGCAGGAGCAACAGCCTGGACCACAGAGAGCGACCGGAGCCACTCGAGCGTGACGTCACCGCCGAAGTATTCCCTAAGCCCTTCCGTCTCGTCCTGCAGCATGATCCGGAGCTGCGTCGCCTGCGACCGGGTGATCGCACGACCCCCCGCTATCGCCCGAGCGACGGACTCCTCCCACCCGGGGACGGACTGCCCCGCGCGACGCGCCCGGAGGATTCCCAGACTCACCGCGTCGGAGACCTCCTGAGGAGGCGTGAGAGGGTTCGCCTCTTCAGGCTCCGGTTCCTCTCCCGTGTCGAACTCGTCCACGGACGGCGGCTCGAGGATGCCGTCCTGCTCGAGTAATTTCCGACCCTCGTCTGGGTCGATCCAACCGAGCGCCGCGTACGTGCTCCGGGCCGTGGCACGTGTCCCCTCGACTTGAGCCCGTTCTAGCTCCCTAGGAACCCAGAGAGGCCTGAACTCGATTTCGGGATCCTGGTCCCTGACTTCCTGTGGGAGAGGATTCGTAACTGCGCCGCCCCCCCAGACAGGACAGTGGACCATGATGGAGTAGAGCTGCTCGATCGGGTCCCGGAGCCTGTCTTCCTGGCACTTCGCCCGGACGATCCCGTAGTAAAGCTCCAGGTCCGAGAGCCCGGTCGCGTTCATCCCCTCGGGGCTGCGCCCGTAGAGGAGCGTCTGTGGGTAGTCTGTCACGGCCGAGACCTGGGACTTCTGGTGCTCCAGGATCTCAGAGATCCCGGACACCGCAGCGTTGAGGCGCTGGACATCGTCCTCAGAATCGAGCACAGCGAGACGGAACAGGCTGAGTCGCTGGCGGAATTCCTCGAGCATAGTCGAGGCCGCAGTCTTCCCGTCCTTCCCCGCGATGAGCTCCCACCATTTTTTCACCTTCAGGAACGGGACGCTGAGCTGGAGGAGGTACTCTATCACGCCGGAGTCGGAGATCCCGACGTTCCGGATCTCCTCCCAGACCGTCTCGAGCACGGGGTCACCCCAACCCCAGCACTCGATCCGGGCCTGGTCCGAGCTGGACTCCCCCGGGAAGAGGAGCATCCTGGAGACGTGCACGACCTGCGTCGGACTCCCGTCGTCAGGCGTGACCTGGTACGTCTCCGGGTCCGCGTAGTTCCCACCCCTGAACGTGTTCGGCCAGAGTTCCCAGCGATGACGCGCTGTGAGTTTTCGCACCTGCCGAACGCGCGACGCGTCGAGGGGTTCCCAGGGGTTGAGCCCGTCGTCCACGTCGAGCACGACCGCGGCCCCCCCGAACTCTCTCTCGTAGACCAGGGCGTCGGTCATGACGCGCCCGACTCGGAGTCTGCGCTCCTCTTTCGCGAGCACCTTGGACAGATCTTCGTCTATCCCGTCGTACCTCGTCCACCCCTCCCGCGTCGCGTCGAACGGCATCCTCGTGATGATCTTCCGGGCGACGCCGTTCTGCCTGAACAACGCCTCGAGCAGTGCCCGGTCGAACCGTGTCCGCAGGGTGAACGTCGTGTACCCGATCGCGTGGGACGTCGTCCCGATCCCAAAATAGCTGTTGTACCAACCCATGATCGTTGATCTCCTCTGGTCGCAGTGTAGACTATCTCGATTATTTTTCCGAGCTGTGAATTATTTGTTGATTTTTCTAGTGGGGTTGATTATAGTATGAGCAGTCTATTTTTGGAGGTGTCTATGGTAGGACGCAGAGTCAAGCCCTGGATGGAGCCTCGCGAAGGGGTAGTCATCCAGTGGGAACCCCTGACCGAGCAGATGTGCGACGCCCTCGTCAGGCACGACGACGGTCACGAGTGCTGGTACTCGAGCTACAGCCTGCGACCCGTCGACGGGCTCGGAGACCTCCCCTCGAGGCAGGAAGCGCGCAAGACGGCGGACGAGACAGCGCTCTACCAGCTCCAGGGGATCCTCGCGCAGCACGTCAAGGACTGCGACCCCGGGGGGAAGCGGTGGGAAGGGTTCGAGTTCGCAAAAGGGCTCTTCGGGATATCCTGCGTCAAGGCCATCGCGGAGGTAGAGTCTCGACTCAACGAAAGGAAATGAAACGATGAGAACCTTTTGGCAGTCTTGCGGTTGTAGATTCACTCTGATTTCGAGCAAAGACAACGATCTGCGCTTCAAGGTATTGCTCTGTTCTACGTGCCCAGAAATCGAACAAGGTCGCTACCTGAATCCCCATTTTGATGAATTTCGCGAGTGGCAAAAGATCAACAGACAAGAGCTGGAGGCTACTGCAGAAAATCAACGCCTCCCCCGACCATAAGCGTCCGCGACCCCTCCCTTAGAACTGCCCTGCGGCCAGCGAGCGCACGCGAGCGCGGCGGCGTCCCCCCGGTCCGGACTCCGGCCGATACGTCGCCTGAACTCCTCTTTGCGCTCGAGCTGCCGGACGTCCCTCTTCTCATCCCCGTCCGAGCGCACGACCCACCGGACCTTGCGCGAACAGAGGTCCTCTTCCAGCTCCGGGTCGAAGCCCACAACGGCCAGCTCACGGATATCCTCCCCCGCGTCCAGGTACGCGCACGATGCCCAGTCCGCCCCGATCTCCTGGTCGTACGCCCTCCCCCCGAAGTGGCACTCTATCACCCGAGCACCGTCCGGGAACAGGTCTAAAACCGAGCCCAAAGAACGCAGCTCGTCCACCCAGGCCCCGAACCCTCCCCCCGCGTCGACCCTGACCTCCACCTCTCGGCACCCGCCCCGGAGCAGCTCCTCCAGCTCGGAGACGACCGCGCCGACGTAAGCCCCCGTGTTTCTATCGTGGATGGGATAGCGCATCTCGAGGCACCCGCACCAGCGACGCGCGACCCAGCCGGAGTCCTCCCCTCCCCTGGCGCAGTCCACCCCGATCGTCGCGCGGGAGGGGGACGACGCCTGGAAGATCGCCCCGGCGTCTCGCTTCGACGCCTGCCGGAGCACGGCAGAGGAGACAACAGCGTCCGCAGCGGTCGTCGGTGGGGGTGTCCCCCACACGCGCCACCACCAAGGAGGGCGCGGCGCCCACCACTCGCCAGCACGCCACGGCAGCTCGAACGCGGCACGGTCGGGGTCCGGCCCATCCACCCGCACGGCCCAGGCTGACTTCCCGGAGAGCTGCGCCTCGATCCACTCCCGCGTCACGGCCCCGGGCACGACCACCTCCCCCGTCGACACGTTCGGGTGGTCGAACGCGCTCAGCTCGTACCTGCGGACCCTGTCCCCTGAGAGCTTGGCGAAGTCTGAACTGCTCGAGGCAGGGTTCGCACACAGGAACCAGAGGCTGATGCCGTCCGCGACGAGGCCGAGCACCGCGTCGTAGATGTCCTTCCCGTCGATGCCCTCCGCCTCTTCGAAGACGTGGACACCCACGGACTCGTGAGCACCCTGGACGCTCACACCGTGCTCCGTGGCCTGAGTCTTGACTATCCGGTCCAGCCCTAGGGTCAAGTTGGGAGACTTGCTGCCACCGCCTCGCGCCAGGCGAACAGACTTGAGCCTGCACATATCCCCTCCCCAGCGACCGTCGAGGCACCCGTCGATGTACCTCCAGGTTATCGCGCTCGCCTGGTCGATCTTTGGGGCGTAGACGCACCCCATTATCCTGCTGGAGACGTGGTAGGACCACAGGAGCAAGCCAGACACCTCGACAGATTTTCCCCACTTGTGTGACCCCTGTAAGCAGAACACGTTCGGGATGATGCTCGAGCCGTCCCAGTCCGGGATGTCGTCCCTGCGGGGCCACGGTCGACCCCCCCGGTGCGCCTCCCGCTGGTGCATGTGGAGCCACGACGCGGCGACGTCCCGGACGAACTGCCCGCCCCCGACGCGGGAGGTGATCCCGAGCACCTCGGGGAGGTAGCGGTCGGGGTGGTAGAGGTACTGCCGGTCGACGAGGGGAGAGCGCCTGGCCCGAGCCATCTGTACCTGGGAGAGTGCCTGCTGAGAGTCTCGCATGTGCGCAGTATAGCCACCCGTGAAAAAAAGATCGATTTTGTGAATTATTTTCTTGACTGACCTTTTTATACTGATTATACTGGATACAAGATTTGAGATTGATTTGAACTTTTCTTACTGAGGATACAGAAATGAAACGACTCTTCTGGCTCAGCTTGATCTCCCTGGGAACCTACGGGTTCATCTCTCTTCTGGACGCGGTCGGAGCCCTCACGGGCATCAATTGAAGGAGCGGAAAATGAAATTTCGAATCACAGCAGGAACGCAGGTAGTCGAGGTTGAGGGGAATCCAATGGCGGAGGCTGAGCGCCTGCACAAGCTCACAGGCATCCGCCCGTCCATCACCACAATGGATCCCGTACCTGTTCCTGACCTCCCCCCGATCCCTCGCGATCCAAAATTCGACCTTTACCACCCGGAACGTACTCCTGCACCGATCAAGGACGGACCCATCGCACCCGTCCCCCGCGGTGAAGGACACGTGGACACCACCGGGCAGATCCGGTCGACCCTCGACGCAGCGCAGGCTGCAGACTCCGGGTTCGCCCTCAAGCAGCCCCTCTACACTCGAGGCACCCGGGTCAACGAGACCGGCGTCGAGAACGCCAGGACCTCACGGCTCGAGTACGAGGCCCTCCCCTCGGCGAAGGTGGTCCACATGGAGCTGGCGCAGACCGTCCAGGCCGAAGGGCGGAAGGACATCCCCGTCCAGGCGTCGAACCTCTTCCTGCGGACGGACGGGAAACTCACGACCCGCGGGAAAGAGTCCATCGGGATCGACCTCTCCCACCGGTCGTTCCAGCAGCTCATCGGGCGGCTCGACATCCCGGCCGGGGGGGCCTACCTGAGCCACTGCCCCCCGACACTCCGGGCAGTGAACGTGAACCACTGGGTCGACACCCGCCTGCAGGAGGAGCAGCTCCCCGGAGCGACCGCGAAGGAGCTTCAGCTCCGGCTCCGCGGCCCCCGCGGTCAGCGGGAGATCTTCGCCATCACCGGGCCGAAGTACGCTTCGTACGACGCGGACCAGATCGCGGAGGCGGTCGCCATGGCGGCACCGCAGGACGCCCGGGGCACGGTCGCGTACGACGGCTACAGGGCACACGGGGAGGTCTTGTTTCACAGCACAGTCAGGCCGGAGCACTACGTCGCCGGCGAGATCTTCCGGGCTGGCGTTTCCTGGAGCACGGACGACACCGGGGGCGGGTCGATCGTCTGTCGTGCCTCAGTGACTGCCAACCTCTGTCTAAACCTCATCGTCATCGACAAGTCAGAACAGGATACCGTCAGGCTCCGGCACCAGGGCAGTGTCGAGAAGCTCGCACAGGGGTTCAGGGTCGGGTTCCAGGGAGCGCTCGCGAAGATCAGTCACTTCGTCCGGGCCTGGGACGTCGCCTGCGAAGACTCGATCGTGGACTCGGCGGTGGTGCTGGATGACTCCCCGGTCCCGACCGTGCGGGAGATCCTCATCGCCTCCGCTATCCGGGGGATGATGGAGCAGGACCTCGTCACGGTCCCGGGTCGCCGGGAGAACGTGATCGCGGGGGTGGTCGCCGCGTGGAAAATGGATGACTCCGGAGCGGGGAAGAGCTTGGACGGGGTGAACCGCGCGGCGCTCGCGAACGCGCTTACCCGGTACGCTCACGAGTCCGGGAAGCTCGACCCCTGGGAGCAGGACGTGCTCCAGACTCAGGCCGGCCAGCTCGTCTATGGGGCGGGACGGTATGCGAGAATCCCCCTGCTGAAGGAGAAGGCCTAAAAAGGGGCCTGATGTTTAAGCTTCGAGAGGATCTCCCTGCGGACGTGCTGGGAGATCCTGTCCATCAGGAGGGGAGGGACGGAGTTTCCTACCCTCCGGACTATATCACCAAATTTCCCCACAAAGAAATATTGATCCGGCCAGGACCCTATTCTCTTCACTTCCCCCGCAGACAGATATCTCTCACGCCATGGATGAATCATCCCCGACAGGGAAATCCATTCTTTGGTGACTGTTCCCGGGGTGTCATCCCAGGAGCACCATTTCGTGCTCATACAGCTGGCGTCGTTCCCCTTTAATCTCCGCCAGATCCCTAGATGACTACTCCAGAGCCCCCTCGGCTGACTCTGTGCCATCCTCTGGAGAAATTCCCCAAGTACTTTCCCCCCTACGTCAGGACACCCTTCTACTGCTTCCCGAAACGTGATCCCCCTACTAGATCCCGGGGGTACTCCTGGGCCGGCCCCCACCAGGTCCGACCGGACCCCCACGAAGATCATGCGCTCCCTGCTCTGAGGGATGCCGTAGTGCATCGCGTTCAGGAGCCAAGCCCCGACCTCGTACCCTGCCCCCCGCAGCGTCCGCAGGATCTCGGCGAAGATGAGCTTCATCTTGCCCTTGACCATCCCTGAGACATTCTCCATAACAAAAACTTTTGGCCTGAATATGCCAAGCATCCTGACGTACTCCCGGAAGAGTTGCCCCCTCGGATCATTCATGTCCCGCTTCCCGGCCGTGCTGAAACTTTGGCATGGTGGACTGCCGTCGAGCACGTCCAGCTCACCCGGAGTGATACCTGCCAGCTCGAGCGCCCGCTCCGTGGTGAGTTTCGAGATGTCCCCCTCGTAGACAGTCAACCCCGGGAAGTTCTGTCTCAGGCACTGGCACGCGTGCTTGTCCCACTCGACGGCGAGCAGCTCCCTGAACCCCGCAGCGGAGTACCCCAGGGAGGAGCCCCCGGCCCCCGCGAAGAGGGAAACCACGGTCGGCGCGTCTGGCTCACGCTGGGCCAGGTGTCGTGTCCACAGGTCGTCGAGCACTTCGACGTAAGGCCTCCTGCTGGAAGTCATCTTCTGGATCTGGTGCATGAAGAGGTTCTCCTTGATATGCTGAGCGACGCGAAACATGAGGAGGGGAGGGACGGAGTTACCGACGCGCTCGATCACTTCGGACGCTCGTCCTGGGAATTTGTACTGGTCTGGAAAGGAGGAGAACCTCGTGGCCTCGATCGGGGAGATCGCCTCTACCCTGTTCCCCGTCATCATCCTACTGTTACCGGTTTTCACCATGGTAGGGGCAGGTTGATACATCAATCGAAGAGGCTCCTTGTGTGTCTCTCATTCGACGCCGTGATATACCCGAGAGTCCCATCTGGAACACTCACGGCCTGTGCGATCGACACGATCTGAGAATTTCCTGGTGGGACACTCGGCTTCATTTCGGAAACCTATGTTCACAGTTCGGGCAGACGACGTACTTAACCTCGTCCTCAACATCTGTGTCGAACTTCCTGGGCTCGACAGGATCTCCCGTTCGAATCAACGCCTCGAGCGCCTCGATCATATCCGCAGGGACTTCCATCTTGACGTCGTCCAGCAGCCCCCGGAGCACGTCCAGGTCCGCCTCCGCCATCGCGCTCACAGGGTCGAACGTCGCGAGCACCAGGTCGGACTCCTCAGGTGTCAGGTCGAGCACAGCGACCCTGACCTGCTCGTCCCTCCGGATGTCCGCCCGGAGGTGACCGTCCACGAGCTGCAGCTCCCCGCTGGGGAGGCGTACTGCCTTCAGGACATCGACACTCCCGACCCGGTCGAGTATCTGCTCGAGCCCCCTGCGCTGCGCCTCCGGGTGCGTCCGCCAGTTGCGCGGGTTCGGGACGAGGTCCCCAGCCCTGACTGTGACGATGTCCACGATGCGGTCCCTGGTCACCTGAACACCTCCACCCTCAACTGCCTATCTTGGAGGGACACACGGACACAGGGGAGCTCGAACTCTGCGGAACTCAGGGCGTCCCACACCGCGAGAATGGTGTCCTCCGGAGTCCTGCCGTCAGGCAAGGCACGGACGACGTTGCGCACCTGTGTCACCGCCCGAGCAGAGAGCCCGTCGTTGTCCCACACGTCACCGCTGCCGGTACGCTCGAGCAGGGCACCCACCGTGACGACGACCTCCGTCCCTGTCCTCGTCCAGGCCGAAAACGTGTAGGAAAATTTCAGCTCACCCACGGCGCACCCCCCTCCGGTCGGGTCCGGAACACGTACCCCTCCCGGGCAGGAACCTCCACGCCCGCGAGCTTCGACGCGCGCACCCGCCTCACGGTGTTCCTGTTCACGCAGAGAATCCTCGACGCCTCGCTTTCGTTCCCCTCCGCCCACACCAGGGCGTCGAGCACCAGGTCCGCGTCGATTCGCTCGTGCTCGCGGCTCATCAACCCGTCAATCCGTCGCCTGTCCATCGCTGCCTCCATCGTTGCCGTATGCCTCCAGTGTACGCACCGAGAAAAAAACTGCTACCTGTGAATTATTATCTTGATCTTTCTGGTAGGGTTGACTATAGTAGATACAGGATTTTGTTTGACCTTTCTCTACTGGAGGACTGAAAATGCGCGGAATCAACAAGGTGATCTTGATGGGGAAACTCTCGGCACCCGAGCAGGTTGGCTCCGGGACGGTCAAGTTCTCGGTCGTCGTCGAGAACCACGGCGCGGGGACGGTCATGCCCTGCTCCGTCACGTGCGAGGCGACCACGAAGATCGCGGATGTGATCCTGCTCCTGGAAGATGGGCGCCAGGTGTACGTCGAGGGGCGACTGACTCAGCGAGAGGCCGGACTGGTCGTGACCGTCGACACACTCCAGGTCATCGGGAGGGTAGGATGAACTTCGAACAGATCGTCACCGACGCGACCGAAGACGCCTGGAAAAAGCTCTTTCTCCCGGAGAACGCCTGGCAGAACCTCTACCTGGTGTACACCCCCTCGACGGAAACTGAGTGGGGCACTGTCTCCGTCTTCATAGAATACGTCGACCTCCCGGGGGGCCAGGGTGCCGCACAAATTTCTCTGGAGAAAATCCCTCAGCACCTCGAGAAACACCAGTTACGTCGCTGGATTTGGGAGCGCTGCCGTAGCCTCCCCCTCCTGCCATTCGGAGAGGTAAAGTAACATGGGAGTCAAAGCAGAAGGCCGATTCATTGCGCTGAGTCGCCGACACTTCGATGAGCAGAACGAAGCCAGCCGCAGAGATCCTTGGAAACTCATACAAAACCAGGACGCAATCATCCGAGAGCGTGACGAAACCATCGCAGAGCTGCGCTCCAAAATCGCGGCTCTTGAGCACGACATCGAACGCGCGAAGCGGTGCATCCGCTCCGTCGAACTGTCCCGAAGTGTCGAGCGACAGGATCGAAAAGAAGAGCGCGAAAAAACACATGATCGGTATATGTCCGTCGTCAAGGATATGTTCCGGTTCAAGCGTTCCTGGGAAAAACTCTCCAAAATCGTCCGGATCGGGATGACTCCTGAACAGTACCACTCAGCTCGGCTCGAGCTACCTGGAGAAGTACCATGAACTACAAAGAGCTGTCCGCCCTCCCCCCGGAGGCGTACCTGGACCCTGAAAAATTCAGAACTGCGACCGACTCCCTGCCCCCGAGCAGGTACGCTCAAGAGCAGCACAAGAAGGGACTCCTGACCGGACTCCGCGCCCGAGAAATCACCATCTCCTGCTCGTCCGTCTGGGGCGCGACCATGCTGGACGGGGGCGCCCTCTCGAGCTACGAGGGGATAGGGTACCACAGCAAGACGGCCGAGCTGCTGCAGGGGTTCCTGGACTCCGGGTGCAGGATCGTCGTGTTCCGGCACGACCCCTGGGGGAACGTCTCGAGCACCGTAATTCGAGAGTACAAGAAACCGCACCCGCTCGCCACAAAGATCGAGGCTGCGCCGTCAGAGAAACGGTGCTCCTGCGGTGGGCAGGAAAAGGGAATGCACGCGATGGACTGCGATCTTGTCGTCGCTGTGATGGGCGAACACTTACGAGAGAACGAGATGCGAGACGCCCTAGACGCTTGTCTCGACTACTCAGATGGAGAAATACCATGATGGATCGAGCGACTGCGGAAGCCATCACCCTGCGGTGGGAGCACGAGAAGCACCCTGGCGAGCGCCCCACCATCAAGACAGTGTTCGACCTCCTAGGCGTGACCTGGGAAGAGTGGTGTGAGGCCTCGAGCATGGAATGGGTCCTCGCAGACCTTTTGAATGGGCTCGGCAGGGTGGACTGGTACGCACACGGAAAAAATCACAGGATCGACGGGGAATACCTCGTCAGGGAGAAAACGTGAAAACTCAAAAACAACCACTGTGTAAGGGCTCCGGAAAGCCTGGAAGCTTCGTGCGAGGCAAGGACCGTTGCCCCGTCTGCGGGTTCCCATTCCCACCACCTAGAACTGGTGACTGGCAAGTCCCTGTCATCCCGAAGCACCACCCAGGGAGGCCGACATGATACAGATACCCAACCCTGGAGAGTACGGAGACGGCTCTTTTCACAAGGTCATCTCCACGGAAGTCTGGCGCAAAGTATACTGGGGAGCAGACCTGATCCCCTGCAGGTCGCACCCGCAGCCTGTCCAGGTGTACCGGGTACCTCCCCAAGTAGACCTCCTGGGGAAGTGGTCCGGCGACTTCGACCACCGCGGCGCGTTCCTCGACAGCGCACCAAAAACCTCCAGGTACGAACTGAAACAGATTCACAGAGCGGGGCATTGTCTAGTCTGTGGAGAGCGCGCGAACCCCTACTGGAGACTGGACGAAGAGAAATTAGTCTCACCTGCGGTGGAGGATCCTTTCTGGACACCCCATGGGTGCGTCGACGCCTGGGGGCACAAAGAGTGCCTCGAAAAAATACAAAATGGCACAGTATCCCCCGACCCCTTCCGCAGATTTCCACCCTAAAATCCCCCTAAAAAGTGCAGTCAAGCCCCTACTAGACGACGTCACCAGTAAGCTATTAGGGGCCTTAGAATCGATTTTCAAAAAAGATAAGCTTTGCTATTGACCGACCCTCGATCGTGTCGCCTTGGAGCCCACAGCGATTTTGAGGGGGTCTAGATCCTGATCGACTTAGGCCAATCAGGAATTTTGACTCGAAAGACAAGTGAATTATTCAGTGAAATTATAGGTGTTCAGATTAGAAGCAGAAATACAACAGTAAAGAGTGTACAATAATTCACTACTCGGCTGGTTGGGAGGTAGGTTTCGAGCGGACGCGGGCCAGGACCTGACCGAGAATCTTGGCGTCCCCGCGGTCGATGGCCTTGGCTTCGTCGTCAGTGCAGGCCTCGACCACCTCGTCAGCCTCCCCGGGGGCCAGGGTGAGATCCGAGTGGAGCGTAACCTGGGAGTGCTGGGCGTACTCCTCAGGGATAGCCCTCTCGAGGAACCATGCGGCAGCAGTCCAGATCGGGGAAGCCTGAACTAACTCTGTGACCTCCCCCTTGGAGGCACCGTGCTCGTCCTTCGTCCGCCGAATCTTCGTCGTCTGAAAACCTTTGCTTGCTGCTAACCGTATGGTTTTCAATGCTTCCTGGGCAATCGCGCGCTTCCCGTCGAGCCTGGCTTTTTCGTAATCCTGTGAATATTTGATGCATGCCTGCCAGAGAGATTGGCTCATTTTGGACTTTTTCTTGTCATTCGCCCACACCGGGGGCTCGGGTTCCGTCCCGGCATCGATCCACTTCCAGACCGTTCCGGGCAGGAGGCCACACGCTCGAGCCGCGTCGGGGACACTGTCCCCTGCTGCTACGAGTTCAAGCACTGCCTGAGCGTCCGGCTGGTCCGGACCTGGTGAACGACGAGCCGGCATCAGAACGGTACCTCCATCAAATAATTCAGCACTGCCCGGAGGGCCTCCCCGAGACCTCGAGCGAACCTGTACTCGAACCCTGCCAGGAGCACCCTATCCCCCAGGGCGCGCTGCCCGTCCGAGAGCCTGCCCTTCCCTGCCTTGAGCTCGAGCAGGAGCGCCACGGGGCCGTGAGGTGTGACCATGCGCACGTCCAGGTCAGGCCAGCTCGAGTCCGCCCCCGCGCGCTTCGCAGACGCCCTCTGGAACGCAGTCCGGTGGTAGCCGAGCGGGGAATGGTGGACGACGACCACGCCGACCTTGCCGTCAGGCATCCACGCCAGAGGGTCCTGCCTCAGGGTCGAGACCAGGAGCGCCTGCGTCTCCTCTTCGAGCGGCACGGCAGAGACACCGGTGCGCTTCACGCGCTCCATCTCCCGCAGACCAGCATGGAAGTGGACCACCGTCTCGGCTCGCGCTATCGGCTCGTCGAGCGACGACAAGTCCCACGCTGACAGTGCCTTGCGGCAGGCCAGGGCCAGGTCGAGCGCTTCGGTGCTGTAGGAGTAGAGTGCCATGCTCACAGTATGACCGCCGGGGGGGTCGAGTGTCAAGTGAGAAAAAATCTGTTCAGAGTGAAAACAAGATCTACCTCATTCTATCCCTAAAATCCTCACATAGATCGAAAAAACAGCTATTTCTTCAATGATATCAAAGGTCGATCTAGCAGATCTAGCAGATCTAGGCATTTCGCGTTTATTTACCCTACAGGCCTCTATTCTCCCCCTGACTACTCAGTGCTATGTGTGCCACCCCCTCTATACTATATATTTAATATATAAAAAAAGAGATAGAATGATAGATCGAATGGCACTAACTTATCGAAAAATAAAGGATTTTTTCGATCTATCGAATAATTCATCAGGTAGATCACTGATAGATCGATAGATCGACAAAACACTGTATAGTGTATGAGCAAAGTTAACGAATTCAACGAGATAGAAAAACATGCTCCTGGCCTATAAAACAGCGCAATATAGACTATTAACAACGTGTGATATAGTCAACAAGTCGAAAAACCCAATAAAATCCATTCTGTATCGGATTCAGAATCAAAAGTCAACTAGATAAAAAGAGAGGAAAACGTAATGAAATCGATTCAGAAGGGGACTGAAGAGGAAAGAAGAGTGGCTATCTGGTCGGTGTCTCCGAGACCGAGAGACGACGCGGAGGCGAGTATCTCGGCACCGTCTACCTGGTAGACGTACTCGAGCTTCCCTTCGACCTTGCGTCGAAATTTTCTTCCTCGACTCAGAGACCGGAGCCCCTGCGCCAAGGCATCCCTCGTCACCTGGTCACGCCCCCCGTGCAAGAGTGGCCACCGTTCGTGCAGTGCCTCAAGGTTGACCCAGAGGTCTCCGTCCTGGACGTAGATTCTGGGGTGGTAGACCGGCCCGAGGTCCCCCATCACGCGGTCGGTCGCTGTTCGAACTCTTCGGTCGGCGTACTGGTCCAGGTATCTGCAGAGCGCCGCGACGATGTGCCGGTTCATCCCGACCTTGCCGGCGACCCTCGCCATGAGCGTCTCGGACGTCCCCTCAACGAGCAGCCTGTTCCCCGGGACGACCTTCCGGGTCTGCTCGAGCCAGAGAACGTGCCGGACCAGTGCCCCCCCTCTGACCCAGTCTTCGGTGTGCTCACGTCCCCCGAGCGACCGGAGGTACTCTCCGGCCTCCGGTCCGGCCTGGACGTAGAGTATCCTCTCGGCGATGGCCTCGATCGATTCTGTCGTGAGTTGTTCCCGGAGGTTCAGAGCTTCGTCGTCGTTGCTGGTGACCACCAGGCGGAAGCACGCCTCGAGCACCGCGTCGGGGAGGTGCTTCCGCTTTATGGTCCGTCGACTCCCCGTGACGACCGTGCGGAAGATCGCGGACGGAGAACCTCGACCGTTCGCCCTGTCCTGCATCCCTTCGTCCGCGACGACGAGCAGACTCTCCGCGAGCTGGCCGTCGAAGTTCGCGCTGAGCGTCTCGTAGGGCACGATGGCCCGGGACTTCCAGAGGAGCGCGAGCGCCTCCGGGAGCATGCTCTTCCCGATACCCTTCGGACCCTGGAGGTAGAGCACGCAGGTGGGGCGGGAGATCTTCCTGACCGTCGCCAGCCAGTCCAGCAGTGCTGGCGTAGTATCCCCACCCAGGAGCTCGAGCCAACAACCCACCTCGGGACTCTCCTGTGGTTCGTACTCGGCCCACGAAGCGCAGGCTTCGAACAGGGTCCGGGACTTCGGGTCGTACCTGCTGATGTCCTCCCCTGCCCGCAGGATGATCTGGTCCGCGAACGCGCCATCCTCGTGGAAAATTCGCTTTCCTTCGCGAGGTGCGCCCTTGTCTCCGACCGCCCGAGCCCCACGGGACGGGCAAAGATCCAGGACTGCCTTGGACACGTGGTCTGGTGAGTGTGGTCCCACGTATCCGTTCGTCCTGTCGTCCAGGACGTAGTACCCACGGCCGACGCGGGAGGATATTAGGAGCGGGAGGGTGGACGCGACGACCTGCTGCTCGAGCCCGTCGAATGGATCGGATGGAGGCTTCGGGGGAGGGGGTCGTTTCTCTCGCTCTTTCTCCGCGAGGGTCCGGACCCGATCCCTGAGTGTTTCCTCGTCCCCGATCTGTTGGGGGTCGTCTCGGCGACTCGCGAGCACGGACGGGAGCAGGAGCCGGACCACCACCTCCGGGTCGGGCCGGTCCATGGACGAGAGGAGCGCCCCCGCGGCGGACAGGATCAGGGTGTCCCTCCCCTGCTCGCCCATCTTTTCGATCCGCTTCCCTGGAGTGTTCGAGAAGGGGAAACCCCCCTCGAGCTGCTTTTTCAGTGGGGCACCGACCTTCACGAGGGACCAATCGTCCATCGTCGCGAGGGATGCTGGTTTTTCTGGTGCTGCTGTCGGTGCTGGGGGGACGAGTGTCAAGGTTGGCGCGGGGGCCTGGAGCAGGTTCAGCCAGCCCATCACGCTGAAGTCGAGCGGGAGGTCCTGTGCTACCCCCTCCCTGGTCACGTGCGGGAGACGCATGAGCCTCGTCCAGTCCTTGCACTCCTCGTTGATCGCGATGCCGTCGCGACGGAGCCGAGCCCTGAGCGCGGCGACGTACCGCTCCCAGTCGTCCGGGGGGAGCGGGGGAGACAACGGCCAGACCAGGTGGTAGCCTCCCCGCGTCTTGTACCAGCCCGCCTTGCCCGCCTCAGGTGAATTTTTTATGGCGCTGAGCTGGCCTATCCACCACTGCGGGGGGGTCTCCGTCCAGAGCTTATGCTCCGGCGTGTCGACGTCGAGCACGCACCAGTGGACCATGGGAGCGAGACCCTGGTCCTTGAGGTATTTGAGCCCTGACGGCCACTTCGTCAGCCGTGGGATACTGTCCTCTCCCGCGAGGTCGTACATGGTCAGGTGCGCGTCCGTCTCGTAGGCGCGCGTCAGGGCCTCGAGTCCGGGCTGGAGTAGGAATACCTGCAGGTCGTCGGGTGGGGGGTTGGTTCGCAGTGCCTTTATCTCCCGGCGCGGGAGTACCAGCAGCCGGGGGAGAGGGATGGGGGTATCTGCCACGCTCACCTCTTCATTTTTTGTTGCTTGATTTTCGGGGCGGGGGCAGGTATAATTTGCTCTGATCTCGCCCGCTACCTTCGCCCGGTCGCCGTGTCCAGCGGCACCGGGCTCTTTTATTTTGACTTCAATCCGCCGAAAAATCAATCCCCATCTTCCGTGAATTATTTTCTTGACTTTACCCTTTGCTCGATTTATGTTTGCACTATGAACAAAAAAATTTCAGTGCCTACTCTCCGAAAGCTGCTCGAGCAAGCGGCCGACGCCTGTAACCTGGCCGGGGAGCACTCCGACCACCCGCAAATCCAGGAGAGCATCCTCCGGGACGAAGCGACGAAGTCGGCGTTCGAGGCTGTGCTTCTCGCGCTCGACGGGGATAGCTCACAGCTCAGGGTCTACGCGAGCAGGGGGAAGAGTTTCCATTTTGACGAGGTGAAATCATGAGCTGGTCAGATGACAATGGTGGGTTTTTCCTTGGGCAGTGTAAGGTCCTCCAGGTGACCGACAAAGCGTTCCTTCTGGACTCTGACGAGGTGGGGGAGGTCTGGATCCCGAAGAGTCAGATTCTGGAGGATTCCGAACTCGACGCACAGTCGACTTTCGGGGACAAGGGTGCCGTCGAGATTTCCGAGTGGTTCGCAAAACAGAAAGACTGGCTATGACACTCTCCGAGCGAATCGTATCCTCCGCGTTGTCCCAGGTCGGGCACAGAGAGTCAGCTCCGAACGTGACGGAGTACCACGACTGGTACGACTCGCACGGGACGTACAGCTACCGGGGTCAGGCCTGGTGCGCGATATTCGTCTGCTGGATCCTCGGACAGGTTGGCGCGAGGCTCCCGACGATACAGGGCATAGAGTACGGACGGTACCCCGGCGCCGCTGCGGTGCGATATCTGCGCGACTGGTTCGGCTGTCAGGGGTGGAGTGTGCTCTACCTCTGCCCCGGAGACATCGTCTTTTTCACGTGGTCTCACGTCGGCGTCGTGGTCGGGGTCGACCCCGCGGGGCGGTACATACTCACGGTCGAGGGGAACACGAAACGACCGGGGGAGGACTACTCGGAGTGGGTGTGGGTCCAGGCCCGTCCGATCGAGGCTGTCCGGTGCTTCTGTCGGATACCTGAGAATTATTTTCCGGCAGTGTGAATTTTTTATGTTGATCTTTTTCGAGCGGTTGATTATGGTAGAGACAGAATTTTGATTTGGGGTGAGCATGGACAAAAAGCCTTTCATGATTTCCGTCTCGAAGCTGAACGACGCGGACACGTGCCTCCGGCACTGGCACTGGCAGCACGTGATCGGCGTTAAAGTGGAGATCCCCCCCGACCGCCAGCGGGTGATCGACATCGGGACGGACATCGACCGGCAGGTAGAGGAGTACATGCTCGGGAAGCCCTCGCAGGTCTCCGGGGCCGCTGCGGTCGTCGCGAAGCACTACCCGATCCCAGGACAGTCCTGCGTCCAGGTCCAGCGGTGGGTCCGGTGCGACTGGGCGGGGGCTCCGCTCATCGGGAAGATCGACCTCCTGACCGGGCCGAGCACGGTCTGGAGTCCACTGAACCGTGCGCAGAAAAAAGGGCAGATCCGGGTAACTGATCTGAAGGTCGTCAAGGATCTCAAGTGGGCGAAGACGCTCGAGCAGCTCGACAGCGACCGGCAGACGATCGCCTACGCGGTCGGGATCCACCGGGAGGCGAACCGCCCCGTCCCGAACCTGTTCGAGGTCTCACAGGTCAGCGTCGAGCGGACGGCACCGTACCGAGCGCAAGCCCTGGTCCGGGGGGTCGGGATCAATCAAGCGACGGAGCTGGAGGAGCGCGACCGCCCTTTGGTCGCGACCATGCGCGCAGCACTGGCAGAGGAGAGCACGCTCGAGCTGCCTGCGGCAGAGCGCGCGACGTGTGAGAGGTGGTATGGATCCGAGTGCCCGTTTTATGCTCGGTGTCACGGGGCGAGGGCGGTCCACGTCTCGGACTCGCTCGGGGCGCTGCTCGACGCGGGGGCCGGGAGAGGTTCGGGGGGAGCCGGGAGGACGATAGACAGCATCGCGGAGGGGACGGCCCCTGCCGCACGGGAGGAAAGTGTGAAAAATCTTATCTCGCCGCCCGACGCGGCACAATACGAGGAGAGGACGATGGACGCAGTGTTGCGCAGCAGAAAGACGATCATGCCAGGCGGGAAACAGTACCTGGCGATCCAGGGTGACCGCCACGGGAAGCACTGGGAGCTCCGGTGTTTCTCCGGTGCGTGGAAATTTTACGTCGGCGACAAGCTCGACGAGGCCGAGTCCGCCCCCGGGTTCCACCAGCTCAGTGCCCCGTCCGGGACGCACAGGGCGGAGGGGAAGGCCCCCGGGTGCGAGGAAATGGACATCGTCGGACTCAGGACAATCTATATCCCGCAGCTCGAGGCCTGGGACGCGGAGGTCGCTCCGGTGGCAGAGGCTGCCTCCCTCCCGGTGGCCGAGACGAAGTCGGCCGAAGAGGAGATCTTCGGAGACGCAGCACAGCAGGTCGCAGCCCAGACGGAGGGGACGACTCCCGCGGTGGACGAGGGGAAGGTCAAGGAGCTGACGTCGGTCGGGCTGACCGAGAACCGGGCGCGGAACATCGTCACAGCGGGGCACACGCTCGAGTCACTCCGGAGCGGGGCCGTCAAGCTGATCGACCTGACCAGGGTTCCAGGGATCGGGAAGACGGTCGCGGCGCAGATCCTCGCGCAGCTCGTCCGGAAGGAAGAGCAGAAGTCCGAGCTTGAGGTGAAGCCCGAGCAGAAGCCGGAAGAGAAGCCCGAGCAGAAGCCGGAAGAGAAGCCCGAGCAGAAGCCGGAAGAGAAGCCCGAGCAGAAGCCGGAAGAGAAGCCCGAGCAGAAGCCGGAGCCGAGACCTGGCAGCAGGTACGAGCTCTTCGTCGACTGTCGACCAGTCGGGCGGGCAGACGTGCGGGAATTCTCTGACGTCCTCCGGCCGTACCTCAAGTCCATCGCCGAAGCGAAAAAGGTCCCCGACGCCCTGCTCGTTGAACCTGGGTACCTGCTTCCAGGACTCCTGACCGAGCGATTGATCGCGTCCCCCCCGGCGTCCTGTGTGATCGTCGTCGACAGCTCGGACAAGCTCTGGAAGGATACCCGGCACTTCTGGCTCGATCGGCGCTCGTCTCTGGTCGTCGGCACGAAATAGACTCCGACCCTCTGGCCGTCGCGGTGGTCATCTCGCAGCGAACCAGAGGGGGGCCTCCGCCCGGGGAGCGTCCGCGACGGCGCTCCAAGTTTTCCGCCCCCGCGGCGTGGCAGGCCCCCCCTTTCTCTCGTCGGTGTAGTTGTATCGCATACCTGTACACGTGACAGGAGGCCTGGGTTAGATTCCCGGACGAGAGATCCTTTTTTCTTTTGTGTCGGTGTGGTGAAAACATGGGGAGTCGTGCAGGGAGCGTGTAAATCGATTGTCCTGTCCTGCATTTTGTCCCCACCAGGAGAGAGGCCTGGCACCGACTTTTACCTTTTTGGAGCACGAAATGAAGACCAAGAAAACACTCGAGCATAAGGCAAAGATGGTTCGCAAGTCGATCGAGCGGGAGTCTCTTCGCAGAGGCATCGTCGAGTGTCGGAAGGGGATACAAGATCCATTGGTCGATAACGTCCATTTTTTCCCTGCGAAGACTGTGGAGCAGACCGTCGAAGGGAAGACCACACCTCCGGACGGTGACCAGTCATGAGGACACGCCCCTCCGAGACCAGCCGCATCCTGTCCCTCCCCCTGCGGGGGGCGCACCCAGGGAACGCTCGGGCCAGGCTCGAGTCACTCCTGAGTGCCCGCCCGCAGGTGGTCCAGCCGCATGATAAAGGCTGGCCCGGGACGGCGCACGCGGGGAAGCGGGAGCGGTGCGACTGCTCGGACGGGTCCTGTCAGCACCTGCTGACTGTCCAGGCCGAAGCGCTGACGGAGGCGCTCGTCCAGTCCCGCGTCCATCCTGACAGGCTGGTCGTGGGTAGGATAGGAGTCGGCGGGGGCAAGACCTTGATCTCCCTCCTGCTGCCCTCCATCCTTCCGTGCAAGCGACCGGTGCTGCTCGTCCCTGCGAAGCTCAGGTCGAAGACGCTCCGGGCGATGCCGGAGATCAAGCGACACTGGCGGGTGCGGTCGGATATCCTCCTGCACAGCTACGAGGAGGTAAGCGTCAACCCGGAGCTGCTCGACGAGCTGGGGGCTGATCTGGTGATTGGAGACGAGGCGCATAGACTGGCTAGACTCCAAGCAGGACGCACGAGGAGGGTGCTCCGGGTTGCAAAGAGACGACCGGAGATCCGCTGGGTATGGCTCAGCGGAACGTTCGACAAGCGGTCCCCGAAGGACTCCGCGCACCTGGTCGAGCTCGCGCTCCGAGACGGCTCCTACCTCCCTATAGACGAGAATGAGCTCAAGAGTTGGCACAACGTCCTGGGGAGCCGTGGCGTCCCGGAGGCGACTGACTGGGGCATGTTCCGCCCCATCGTGGACGCCTGGGGGGAGCGCCCGGAGCGGTGGGACGAATCCGCCTCCGCGCGTCTCCAGCTCTGCCGTGAGGCGCTGGACAAGAGGGTCCGAGCGACCCCCGGGGTGGTGACGCTCCAGACCATGTCCTGCGATGCGTCGGTCATCCTGCGGCGCGTCCACAGGGACTGTCCTCAGGAGATCCGGAGCGCGATCCGGGAGATGACCGACACGGGGCTGATACCTGGCTCGAGCGGCGCCGCAGCCCTCGGGGACGTCGAGGTCACCCGCGCGTCGGAGACCCTGGCGATGGGGTTTTTCTACAGGTGGGCGTGGGAACGCACACGGAAGGGGGAGCCGGACAAGGACTGGATGGGCGCCAGGTCGTTCTACTCGAGCGAGCTGAGTGACTACCTGGTGATAGGGGGGCAGGGGGAGCGCGACGGAGTAGACACCCCCGGGCACGTCGCGCGTATCGCGGAGTCCGACCCAGGGAGACTGCCCCACGGGCTGGTCGCCGCGTACCAGGGCTGGTGCCTGGTCCGGGACAGGTACAGGATAGCGTACCTCGACGACCACCCGGGGGGAGGGGAAGAGGTGATTCCCGTCGAGCCCGTGTGGCTCACAGCTGACGTGGTCGGGTGGATGGTCGACGAGCTGGAGACTCCGGGGACGATCGTCTGGTACCACCACCGGGCCGTTGCTCGAGCCCTCCAGGGTCTCGGCGCCCGAGTGTTCCTCCGAGGGCAGGAGCCCCCGAATGACGGGGTGAGCTGCTGCCTCTCGGAGCACAGTCATGGGGAGGGGCACGACCTGGAGTCGTTCGGGCGGATGGTGATACCCTGCCCGACCCCGTCCGGGTCGCACGTCGAGCAGCTCATCGGGCGTATCCACCGTCCCGGTCAGCAGCGGGACGAGGTGGAGGTCGACCTCTGGACGCACGTCGACCGGCTGGACGAGTCGGTTGACCGTGCCCTGGTCGACGCGAGGTACCTGCATTACAGTGGGACCCTGCAGAGGTTGATCGTCGGGACGTGGGAGTGAAATTTTCTTTTTTTATGTGAGGTGAATCATGAGATGGATTGAGGACATACGGGAGAATCTGCGCATGCTGGAAAAAGAGCTCGAGGAAAAAGACGAGCGAATTCTAGGGTTCGAGAAAGAAGCCCAGCAGAGGGACGAGAAGATCGCAGAACTCGAAGAGAAGATCTCAGACTTCGAGTGGAAGATCGAGGCACTTAAAGAAGAACTTCAAGAATACGATGAGTGAATTTTTCTCTTGCTTTTTCATCGATGAAATGTATACAGTGTGAACAGTCTACTCCAGATTCCTGGAGTCCGTGGCCCGCGGGACAGGGCAAAACGAGAATGAGAACAGAAAGGGACAGGAAGTGGGAACATTCGACTCGTATTCGGACAAGATGATCAGAGATGCCGAGGGTTTTGGGAACGCGCCGTATTTCGATACCCCTGGGCGGTACACGTTACGCATCGTGCGACACGTACTAGGGACATCGAAGAAGTCCAAGGACTCAACCGTAAAGGTTTCAAAGTTCGTGATCGAGTTCGAAGTGGTTGAGGGTGGAACGGAAAAACACCCAGAGGGTTCTCGCAGGTCGAGGGTGTCCAAAATGTCCCCTGCAGACGAGAACGTCTCGACCAAAATCGGCGCGATGAAGGCGCATTTCGAGGCCGTTTCTGGGACGCCGCAGAGTGAGATCGACAAGGAATTTCTGGAAGCTGTGGAGAACGATCCGCTGAAGTACGAAGGGATCCTCGTCAGGGCAGAGGTGCTCGAGAAGATCAAAACGAAAGCGGGAGGTGATTTCACGCCCATGAACTGGTATCCGTACGACGAAGAGGAGTCCGAGCAGTCGTCCCCCGCGACCGTCTCGACTGAGAGCGCTCCGTTCTGAACCGTCCGCAACCCAGGGCGCCGCCGGCTGGAAAGTCTGACCGGTGGTACAATAATCATTTTTGGGGCTGTTGTTCGGCGCACGATGTCGTCAGATTGTGGAGGAGGACTCCATCGGCCCCACCACCTCCTACACCAGACCGGCAGAGTGGACTCGATCTGCGTATGCATGCTGCGAGGTGTACAGGTCACCGGGGAGCACTGGTAGAGCGACGATCCGGTGGCATTTTTTCCGTGTCCGAGGTGTGTTGGGTCGCACAACCGACTGTTAATCGGCAGGCTGAGGTTCGACTCCTCACGGACACACATTTCTCTTTTGTGCCTGCCTGCGATTGTCGAGCACTCGGCACGTGACGAGGCGGCGGAATAGACTGCTTGCAGGCACATTTCCTTTTAACTTCGAGAGGTTACCTTGATTCTCCGGAACTTCGACACTGAGACCGCGACAATCATCCCCGGGAACCTGACGCCCCCGCTCGTCTGCCTGACGTGGACCGAGCGGCAAGGATCCGAGCTGACACGGAACATCCTGTCACCGAGGGACGGTGTCGAGTGGTTCCGAGCGCAGCTCGAAGATCGGGACGTCGCCATCGGAGGGCACAACGTTACGTTCGACCTGGCGGTCATGGTCGCGTCGGAGGCGGAGCGCTACCAGTTCGAGCTGATGGCCCTGGTGTTCCGAGCGCTCGCGGAGGGCCGGATCTCCTGTACGATGATGCGGGAGAGCCTCCTGCTGTTGGCGCTGGGGGTCCTGTCCTCCGACCCCCGGGAGGGGAACAAGAAACCCCTGACGAACCTAGGGGCTTGCGCGAAGAGGAGATTAGGCCTCGACATCAGCGCGGACAAGAAAAACCCCGACGCCTGGCGGCTCCGGTACAGCGAGCTGCTGGGTATCCCGATCGACCTGTGGCCTGAGGACGCAGTCAGATACGCGGTCGATGACCCCAGAATCAGTATGCTGATCTATGAGAATCAGCAGGCGGAGGCCGAGAGGGACGGGTACACGGACCCGGACCAACCCTGGCTCATCGTGGACGAGGGGCGGAAGATCGCCGCCGCGTGGGCACTACATCTGTGTTCCGCCTGGGGTATGCGGACGGACCCGGAGCGCGTTGCGACGACGACCGCGCGGATAGAGCTGGCCAGCCAGGCCGTCGAGTCTCTGCTGCTGAGCACGGGGCTCGGGGAGGCAAAGACGAAGCAGGGGAAACCGTACGTCGGCCAAAAGAGAAAAAAAGTCCAGGAGCGTGTCGCCGGGGTGTACGCGGGGCTCGGGATCGATTCAGCGAGGCTCCGGCTCCTGACCGAGGGCGACGGAGAGGACGAAGAGTCGGAGGGAGAGGATGAAGAGGACTCCGGGGACCTGACACCGGAGCAGGGGAGGATTCTCGAGGCCATCGTCAAGGACCCCTCGAACGTAGACCTGCCCCTCGTCGCCGCGATATCGAACCAGCTCGAGCCGTATCCCCTGGTCCGGTTCGCGTGGCGGGACGCAAAGACGGACGAAGAGAAGGAGTTGGCGGGCCAGCACCTGGGGATGATCTGCCTCGATAGAACAGGGCAGGAGTTCACGCTCCCGTTCTCGAAGGAGACCGGCGTCATCGCAGGGAAGTGCGAGGGACAGGTCATCTCGAAGATCGACCCGGCCGGAGGGGGGACGTCGTACCGTGACAAGCGGACGGGTGCGATCGTCACCCCCCTGACGCCCCCCTCGAAGTCGTTCCCGGAGGGGCAGGTCTCGTGGGGCCGCGCCGTCCTGGAAGAGTCCGGCGACCCCGTCCTGCTCATCCTGGCCGCGCTCGGGAGAGTCACGAAGCTCCGGACCACCTACGTCCCGCAGCTCATCCACGGGACGATACATCCCATCCAGCCCAGGTATTGGATCCCGAAAGAGTCCGGCCGGACCAGTTGCTCCGGGCCGAACGTGCAGAACCTCCCCGCGTTCGGGGGAATCCGGGAGTGCTTCGTGGCCCGGGACGGGTGGGCGATCCTCGCAGCAGACATCGACCAGGCCGAGTGTGTCGCGTGGGCGCAGTGGTGCCTCGAGACGTTCGGGTTCTCCCGTATGGCCGAAATTTTGCGGGAGGGGCGGGACCCACACCTCTGGACCGCGATACACTTCCCGCAGCTCGCGGGGGTGAGCTATGAGCAGGCCTCTGCGTGGAAAAAGGATGGACCTGGAGTAATCGATCGGTGTGGGATTCCCAGGCACGTGTTAGATCAGGCACAGACTTGGGCTCTGGACGAGATTACGCTCAGACAGTGCTCGATCCTGGACCTCCACCTGTGTCCTTACCTTCATTCCTTCATGAGTAGTAGGGATACGTCAGGTTGTGTATCGTCTGAGCACATGACTCACCTGTCCGACGAGGATGCCCGATTTGTGGTCGGGTACCTGGTCGTGAAGGTCATGCGCCAGTACGCGAAATCCCCCGGCGTGTTCGGCTGGATGGGAGGGATGGGCGCGCCGACACTGGCGAAAGCCGCGCGTGGGTACGGCGTTGAGACGACTGTCGAGCAGGCGCAGGAGGTGATTGACGTCCTCAACGACACGTTCCCGGAGGGGAGGAAAGCGGGGCGCTGGGTCGGGGACAGGTGCTCCGGCGACTCGACGTTCACCTTCACGCAGCGGGTCTCTGGCCGGAGACGAGGGGGGTGCAACTACACGGCAGGGAGAAATCAACCGTTCCAGGGTGGTATCGCCGACCTCGCGGGGGACGTGCTTTTTCACGTCGCGACGGAGTGTTACACGGGGATGATGCCTGGGGTCCGAGAGGAGCAGTGTCGGATAGCTCAGAGTGTGCTCGAGCTCTGGCCCGGAGACATAGCTCACGAGGCCGTAGAGGTCGTGGCAGGGAGGCTGTCCCCTCTCTACGGTGCGCGCCCCTGGGCGTTCGAGCATGATGGGTTTTTGTACGAGTGCCCATACGACGCCTGGGGGCCGGGGCGCGCCACGCTCGCGGCGAAACGGCTCGAGACCATTATATCGACGAGGGGGGCGTTCTGGTTCCCCGACGTCCCGATCCGGAGCACAGCAGCATACGCGCGCCGCTGGATCAAGGACCGGAAAACCGGGCGGGAGATCAAGCCGGTCTACGACACGGACGGCTACCTCGCCCCGATGGAG